AGTACAACCTTTGTGGACTTTACGGAGTAAAAAAAATTTCGACCCTACGGGTGTATGAATCAGACATTAACCGCATCCAATAATGAGGCTGACGATTGCTATGGCGTTTACGATGGCCGTGGGGTTGTGGTTGTCGAATTGGAGGATGGCAGAGTGGTAAACACTCACGCATGATATGGACTTAAAGGAGGAAGGAATTGATATAGGACTGGCTATTGCTGGGTTGTTTGGAAGTGTGCTGTGCAGTTCCAAGCATTCTAGCCAGAGCTTTGTGGCTACGGTTGCTTCCTTAATTGGTGGGGCTGCGTCTGCTAATTACGTTACGCCTTTGCTGTTAAAGATTTCACATTTAGAATCCGATCCACACTATGGTTTTGCTGCTGCTTTTCTTCTTGGCTTTTGCGGTCTCCGAGCGGTGGAGACCATAAGTAATAAACTGTTTGCTACTGCACCTGATGAACCCGATCACAGTCATAAACGCCATCGCTAATGTAGTTTGCTTGCTTTCCATGCTGCACTTAATTGTGCGGGTGTTTGGCAATCCCAAGAGCCCGGTGTATCAGAATCATTGGGGAGCGTATGCTTGCAAAGTTGCGGCGAGTATCACATTTTGTGGAGCAGTGGCGAATGTAGCTACGTTGTCTACGCCAACGTGGACAGAAGTACTCTTGAATGTTGGAGTTTCACTTAACTTCTTGTGGATAAGCTACTTCATTCAGACACTTTCAGTAAAACAAGAGAGACGCAAACCTGTTAGACGATTGATAAATGCAAAACCGAGGCAAGAAAAGCTGGACGTTGTACGCAACAAAAAGGCCCGATAAGCCGGGGATTTATTACATTGGCTTTTTGTACTATGCTGAAGAGCGAGAGAATCAAGAAGTTGAAGAGCAGCAGACGTATTCGTTGGCGAATGTTAGAACAGACATTGCCAAGGAGTTCTTGGTTTCCGATGACTGCCTTGTTTGGTTTGGGCCGATAACACTTCCAGAAGTATTGCCTCGGACTATGACACGACTCAAACGGGAGCAACGGAAGATGTTTGTGAGGGACAATGAAAAACATTGCTCTAAGTGCGGCCACACAACGGGCGTGAATGCTCGGTCAATGCTTTACATTGATGAGAGTGAGGACTGTAAGAAGTGCAATGGGAAAGGAACGGTTGTCATTCAGTTGAAATCTAAAAAGGAATAGATTATTCTGTTCAACCTATTGTGAACGCATCGAAACCAAAGAAGGAACCCAAGCCTAGAAAACTGCATGAATGCGGATATGTCCGCATGTTAAAGGGAGACAATGGTGCTGAGTATGAAAGGTGCGGTGTGTTGACTTCTAAACAGTGCACGATGAAGAACGGAATGAAGATTTACCTCTGTCCTACGCATGAAAAAAGCAATTAACAACGAACGGTTAGAGGTAGTGATGCGCTCGGTTGCGGAGCTGGAGCCGTATGTGCAGAATGCTCGGCTGCATTCTAAAGAACAGGTGAGTGCGTTGGCGGACTCCATCAAGACGTTTGGGTTCACGAACCCAGTTCTCGTGCACTCTTCTGGCCGGATTATTGCGGGGCATGGCCGGGTGCTGGCCGCACAGAAGGCGGGGCTGGAGCAGGTGCCCTGCATTGTGTTGACGCACTTGAATGAGGCGATGGTGCGGGCATACACGATTGCTGACAACCAGTTGGCGACAATGGCCGGTTGGGATTACGATGTGTTGGCTGCGGAGATTGATGCGTTGCGGGATGAGGACTTTGACATCAGCTTGTTAGGGTTCAATCAGGAGGAGTTGATCGAGATGTTGGGGACGCCGAATGATCCGCCGGAAGAGCCGGAAGAGAAGCCTAAGAAGCCTGAGAGCGACACGACGATCTGTCCCAAGTGCCATCACGAATTTGTTCTGTAACATGCCGAAGCCGATTATAGGAATGATCCCGCCGGGAGGATGGCACTATTACCAGTCAGACGTAAAGCTGACCGGGTATAGCTACCCTGACCTGTTGAAGGCCGTGGAGACTTACCGAGCAGAGAACCACTTGCCGGGGGGCGACGTTGAAGGCGATGTGGCGAGTTATATCTGCTCCAATTGGCCGAACTTCTGTCATGGTGTAGACATGGTGGCAGTTACAAGCGTGAACGCTGTGACGGCAACTGGAGAGCTGATGAATGACATTGGGACATGGGCAAAAAACATCCTGCATTCAAGTGAACCGCACCCATTGGTATCAGATGATCTCGCTGAGACTCGGGCCAAGATTTGCCGGTCATGCCCGAGCAACGTGAATTGGCGGGGCGGGTGCAACTCTTGCATCGCAGCAACGGATAGGCTGTGTGCGTCTGTTAGGCAGGCACGGGACACGGCTAGCAGTGCGGTGCTGGGAGGATGCACGCTGATGCGGCATGACAACCGGGCCGCTATATTCATGGATCGTTCTGTTTTACAACGCGCAACAAACCTTCCTGACGCTTGTTGGGTAACCCTATAGCACTATGGCAACCGTAAAACCTCTAGACCCAAAGGTAACTGACAAGTTTGCCGACAAGGCACCCAGAGTCAGTGACCACCATGAAAAGCCGCGCATTCTGGACTTGGATGTTGTCAATCCAGATGCTGGGAATACAGACACGATTGATCCGAATACGCTACAGGTTCGCCGGACATTCAAGGACGCCCAGCAGGCGCACAGTGCGTATCGGCGTCTGAAGCAGCAGAACGTCGAGAGGAACCGCAAAAATCAACTCATTCAGAAGAAGCTCAATAATGAACCTCCGTACCATCCAAAGAAGCTCGAGTCTATGGGTCAGAATTGGCGTTCCAATCGCCCTACTGGCTTCCTTAGCACTATGGTCAGTCGCATCCAGCCACCGTTCAGAGAAGTAATTGAACAGGCTGCGACGCTGACATTTGCAAAATACCCAGTTGACGGGATAGACACCGAGCACAAGACAAAAGTATTTCGTGAAGCTATCACCAAATGCATCCGTGGATGGAATGGCTTTGATGATTTGGTGGCCCAGACGGTGCATGAGAATACGACGTTTGGTTTCTGCGGTTGGTGCTGGGACGATTTAAGGGATTGGAAGCCAGAGTTTTTAAGACAGGACTATACTTTCTTCTCCATCGAGACGCCGATGATTAGCGACGCCACGCCGATTTGGGCGCGGAAACGCCGGTATCAGATTGCGGAGTTGCTGCCGATCATTGAGAACGAAACGATGTCCATTCTTGCTGGGTGGCACATCAAGAACCTCGTTAAGGCAATAAATAACGCTATTCCGGCAGGCAGGACGCTGGACGCTGATGACGACGCCCGCAGGTACGAGGATTGGATTAGAGAAGGCAGCTACGGGGCCAGCTACGAGAACGATGCGAAGTATGTTGAGTTGGGTGAGATCCTTGTTAAGGAACCGCATGGGAAAATCTCCCGCTACCTTTTCGACGACAAAAGCGGAGATGAGATTTGTACGCAAGTTGATCGGTATAACCGCATGTCGGAGACGCTCGCGCTCTTCTCAGTCGAGATCGGATCTGGAAACTTGATGTCTTCCCGTGGCGCAGGGAGAGACTTGTACAACACTCACGTTGCAGTTGATAAGGCTCGGAACCTTGTGGTGGACAACAGTTACATCAAGGGGCTGTTGCTGCTCAAGAAAGGGCCAACAGCAAAGCCAAACGTCGCGCCGCTGACGGTTCACCATCCTGTTGCGTTTGTGTCTGAAGGGTATGATGTGGTGCCACAGGGAATGCCAGCAGACGTTGAAGACTTCCTGCGTCTTGACCGCTTCGTCTCGCAGCTCGCTGAGATTCAGGTTGGCACATTCTTGCCCGGGGCACCCGTGGAAACGCAGGGCAAAAAGACCGCATCAGAAGTCAACCGTGTTGCAGCCATTGAGAACCAGCTTCGCCAAGGTGTTTTGATGCGCTTCTCTCGCCAGTTTTCCAAAGGAGTTGAACGGATGCAGCGGGGCATATGTCATCCCGAGCACCTCAAGGCTGCTGCGGATCTTAAAGGGAAAATTGATTTGGCCCGCCAGACGCAGAAGAGTGCGATCTGGGCCCGTCGAGAAGTTGTGGATGCGTTTGATCGCTCAATGATGGAACTGCCTCCGTTTCTCATCCCGTTTGAAGTGCCTGAGCATTTGGATGAGGATGCGATCAACTGCTGCTTTGACATGCTGGAAAAAAACATCTCGCCAGCGGACATCTTGCTCATGGCATACAGCCCTGCGGCGGAGTTGATCCCCGACACATCGGCGCAAGACACGCAGATTCTCGACACCATGATCCAACGGTACATGGGCAATCCGTCCATCAATCAGGACGCTCTGATGAAGCTGGATTGGGTTAAGAAGCTGGGTGAGACGACGGCAAATGAAGTGATCCTTCCCAAGGATCAAGTGGAAGCTATTGCGATTGAAGCGACTCGCCAGCAAATCATTGAGTTGCAATCCATTATCGCAGGTCAAGAAGTGCCGGTTTCGCCTCGAGACAACGATCAAGTGCATTTGGACACGATGGTTCAGAAGCTGCTTCCGGCTGTGCAGAATGCGCCTCCCGGTGGGCTCACGCCGGAGTTCGTCACGATGCTCACCAAGGCAATGCAGCACTTCGCCCAGCATGTGCAGGCAGCGCAGGCAAAGGGAATGCCGTCCGAGCAGGTTGCAAAATACAAGCAGATGTACAAGCAAGCGCACGATCATCTCACCAAAGGGCACGGCACGCCTCCGCCTCCAGACATTGCGCCAGCCGCAGCGCATCATAGCGGACATCCGCAGCAGACTGCGGCGGCCCAGCGGCAGATGGGTGAGGTGTATCAGCAACAAACGCCAAGTCAGAACGAAATGATTTCACAAGTAGCAACGCCACCAAGGCCACCAACAGCAGCATAATTATGGATCAATGGAACTCGGCAGATTCAGCTCGATTCAGACAATATCACCAGCAGACTGGTGGGCGACTTCTTAAACTCCTTCGAGATCAAGTTCCTCCATTGTTGGGGACGACAATTGAAGCCGTCGCTTTGGAAGCAAAACACAAGGAGGGGTGCGAGCGGATCATCAAGGCAATTGAAAATATCTTAGCGGACAACACGCAAGCAGACGATTCAGCGTCTGGCAGTTACACAACCATGTAGTTATATGACAGACATAGACGACGACAACATTGTTCCCGAAATCACAGCGGCAAATCCAGATGGTGGAGCGGAGCGGCTAGACGCCGATCCTATCTCTCAGTCACTCAGCGACTCCATTGATCAGGCGTTAGACGAAGCTGAAGGCGTTGATTCAGAAAAATCAACAGACAATTCATCTGCATATCAGCGGAATGTTCAGAAACAAGAACCTGAGCAACAGCAAGATGCAGACGTTAAGTTTGGGGCAAACTTTCAGACAGGCACTGAGAACCAACAGGTCGAGATTGATCCTGAGATTGCGGCAATTGCTATGCCTCCGAACATGTCGGAGAAGCAGCAGTCAAATTGGAGAAAGCTGGCCGAGGCTGCGAGCGTAGCAAAGAAGCAAGCGGCAGAAGCGGAGATCCTCCGGCAAAAGCTTGCTGAGACACAGCAGCAGGCTCCGCCTGATTATGAAGAATTGCGCCGGTTCCGGGCGACGTTCGACCTCAAGAATGACCCGGGGTTCAAAGAGAAGTACGACGCTCCGCTGAAACAGAGTGCTGAAGGCATTTATAGCCTGCTCCGAAAGCATAAAGCCAGCGAGGATGTCATCAAGTCGATTGAAGACGCCGGTGGCCCCGGGAAGGTCAGTAAAGCGTGGTGGAAGCGCAATGCAATTGACCGGCTTGCAGCTACGGAAGACGGGTATGTGGACGCTCGTCGCCTTGAGAATGCGCTGCTTCAAATCGATGACATTGAAACTTCCAGAGAAAAAGACCTTGAAATGTCTACGCAAAACCAAGAGGCGTGGATGCAGCAGCGTCAGGCTGAACAGCAGCAGCAGCTACAACAGGAGTCGAAGCAGGTTTACGAATACGTCGAGAATCTGACAAAAGACGCACCGTGGGCGCGTTTTCAGGAAATCCCTACTGGAGCCACTCAAGAGCAGATTGAGCGCATTCAAGCGCACAACGCCGGAGTGAAAGATTTGGAGTCTAAATTCAACTCCGCATTGTATCCCAAGACAGCTAGCGAGCGAGCAGCAATTGCTTCTGCGGCAACGCTTAGTCACGTTTTGACAAACCAGCTTCGCTACGAGCAGTCTGGGAAAATGAAGCTCCAGCAACAGATTGCACAGTTAACCAAGGAGCTTAATTCAATCAAAGCTGCTGGGAAAACGCCTCGCAGTTCTGTTTCGGGACAGGCAACTTCAAAGAGCGGGAACATGAGTGATCGCATCAAAATGTCAGCCTCAGATGCTATTGATATCGGCCTAGATGAAGCCGGTGCTTAATTATGGATGTAAAAGTTTCTCCAATGGAACGCCGAACCCTTTCGGCGTTGGACTCCGCAAATCCATTTCAGACGCCGGTGCGTCCACCGGCAAGCCTTGACGGTAGAAAGCTAGCCAAAATGCCAGACCCTGAACCAGACCCTATTGAGCAGCGAGAAGTTGAAGGCGATGATATGATCGACCTTGCTGTTGAGAGTAAAGGACGCCGCAGACGCCGCCCTAAAGCTGCTCTTGAGGAAATAAAGGAGCCAGAACATGCAGAAGTTACGGCTCCTGTTCAGCTAATAGAAACCGTAGAGAATTTGGAACCATTTCGAAACCCGATCACACAGACGCATGATCAGAACGGGATGCCGTCTTATCGGTGCGAGTTTGCTGGCCGGGACATCTTTGTTGGGCTTCCTTGGTACACAACCTCCAACCCGGTAACAACGATGGCGTTGGTGGCAATGGCTTTGGACTTTGGCAAGGATCGCATCCGCTTTGACTGCGTCACCAATACTGAGATTTATGTCGCCCGGAATCTCATCGCCAAGAAGTTTCTTGAAACGGACGCCAAGTGGCTATTCATGCTGGATCACGACATCATCCCTAGTATTGGCCGAGCGGCTTGGTACAAGAGCTGGGTGGAGTCTACCAGAGGGATGTTGGATCAGCCGCTGCTCAGACACGTCTTGCACCGGCTTTTGGGGGCTGGGAAGACGCTTGTTGGGGCGGCGTACTTTGGGAGGCAGGAAGGGGCAAAATTGATGTGCAGCGACCAATCTTTGGTTGCCGACGCTCGAGCCTTTGCTGACCGAGTTGCGCCGGTGGACTGGATCGGTGCAGGTTGTTTAATGGTGCATCGAAAAGTGTTTGAGGACATTGACAAGACTCATCCAGACGTTGGAAGTAATTATTTTTTGCCGACGGCTGACGCTAGTGAAGACATAGCGTTTTGCAGGCGAGCAAAGAAGGTGGGGCATCAGTGTTACATTGACCTTGGAGTTCCTGTTAAGCACCTTGGATACAAGACTTACTGATGAACATCTACGCATTTTATCAATCAATCCCAGCGTCTGACCAGCCTGAGGAATTTGCCTGTGCAAACTGGTGGAAGACAAGCTGGACAGCAAACGGCTGGAATCCCGTGATGCTAAATCGCAGTCATGCTCAAGGCAGTCCGCTGTACAACAAGCTTCAGCAAAAGCTGGCGCAGGAGCTGAACAAGGACAACAAGCTCGTTGCTAGAGCTGCTTGGTTTCAATCCCGGTTCACTCGCTGGTGCGCCCTGCATGCCGCCGGGGGTGGATGGATGTCAGATTACGATGTATTGAACCTTGATTTGACTCCGCAGAACGCAAAAGAAGCTGCAACAAAAACACTACTCATCAACAAAGGCCCAGCGTATTTATTTTATGCGTCTCCAGAGCATTGCCTTGGCGCAATCCGCAAATTTATCTCGGAAGATTTAAGTGAAAATGGATGCGCCAAAGCGGAGATTGATATTCTGGGATGCGAGCCGGAGTTTGGAGTATTGCTTGAACGAGTGGCACATGTACACAGCCGGGGAGACAAGCGCAGATCGGCCAGAATGCAGGATATATTTAGTGAGAAAGAACAGGGGTAAATGGTTTATCAGAAAAAAGTGTTTGCTTTTGTTACGCAGTCAAAATATAAGCAAATCACGGTGTAGCTTCTCCGCATGAAGCTGGTTTGGTGAACCTAAATCACCGAACGGTCGATTTTATACGCCCAGACGACGGGGGCTACAGACAAGACTTTTGCGTTGCCGCGCAGGCAATTGCACGCTTGGACGTAGCCTAGTTTTCTACTGGTTATTGTTCAAGCAGAACAATACTCAACCACTAGAAAACAAAACTATGAAGTTCCTTAAAGGAATTCTGATCGTCGCAGTTTCTGCTTTGGGCATTAGCACAAGCGAAGCTGCTTGGAATACGCTTGTAACAGTTGCCGGCACTTCTGCCATTGCTCCTGCCTCTAATTTCAAAGGGCAGGCAGTCACTGGCTTTAAGGCCGGTCAATCTGAAGTTAACTACACTGAATGGCTAGCCGTTCGCACTTATGCTGGCAGCATTGGGGGATTTGACCTCTCTTTGTCTGGTACTGGCTACTCGGCAACCGCACCTGTTGAGACGCTCAACTGGTACGACGCGCTGAAATGGTGCAATGCCGCAACCATCCAGCAAGGTACACTGACGCCGGTCTACAATGTTGGAACATTGTCTATCGGCTCGTTGACCAGCACTGGCACGGTTGCTACGGCTATCGTCCCCGGAGGCCACAAGCTCTCTTCTGGTGCTTGGGTGAAGGTTACCGGGGCGACTCCTACAGGGTACAACCTGACAAAACCTGTGTTTGTTGTGAATGCAACCACATTCACTTATCCCACTGTAGTGTCTGGCACGGCAACAGCCACCGGCACGCTTGTTGCAACTGTGTTGTACACGACTGGTGACGTTGTCCCAAACGTAGACGCAACCGCAACTGGTTACCGTCTTCCGAGCGAGAAAGAATGGGAGTGGGCAGCTCTGGGCGGCGTTTCTAGCGGCTCGTACACCTACTCTGGGAGCAACACATCAACCGCTGTTGCATGGTCGAGCACCAACATCCCGGCGCGAGGTGCGCAGCCTGTGATGGGCAAAACCGCCAACGAACTGAGCATCTACGATATGAGCGGAAACGTGAATGAATGGTGCTTTGATGACGCAACCCCGCTGTATGGCCGCCGAGTTCGTGGTGGCTGCTGGTTACAGGACGCAAACTCTCAGCGCACGTTAATCCGTGGGTATTCCGATCCGGCCCGCCAAGAAGCAGGCTTTGGGTTCCGTGTATTTACAAACTAACACAGCTCAAAAACCAAACCAAACCAAACTCAGACAAACACTTAAACTACTACTATTATGGCCGACACAAACAACTGTATCCCACTCGCAACCATTCAAAACTTTGCGAGCAAAGACGTAAACCGCATCATTGGTCAGATCGCTAAGGTCTTGGCCCGGAAGAGCCCTTACATCAACTCTATTGATGGTGGCACGCTTCCTAACGTCTCCGACGTCGTTCGTAGCGTTGTCGAAGAAATGGCAGTGCCTGCGGCGTCGCTCGCAGCTCCTACCTTCGTTGATGACACGACGCTTTGTGGCGTTGGTGCAACGCCCGATCAGGTGGGTTCGACTGAGTACCAGTTCAGCCTCCAGACGTTGCGTGGTGCTGGCCCCCGTGTCTGCGTTAAGCAGGCTCGTACTGCGTTCAAGGGCTCGTACTTGCAGGCGCAGGTGAGCTTGGAGAAGACGATTCTCCAAATCATCAACGCTGACATTCGTTATCAGTACCTCATCCAGTCCGGGGTTAAGTACGTTGTCAACACGACGGCTTCGTTTTCGAGCAACTTGACGGGAGACATGCAGAACATCAATACGAAGTTTGTACAGACCCTTCCTGATGGCCCGTTGAACTTCAAGACGCTGTACCGTGCTGGCACGTTCCTCCGGGAAGAAATGCTCGCAGAGCCTTTCGCCGCCAAGGAAGGTGAATTCTTCCAAGTTATGCTCGGCGCGGATGCCATTGAAAACATCCGAAATGACGCTGACGTTAAGGAAGACTTGCTCTATTTGACCGCCGGTTCGTTCAAATTGGGCGAAGACTCGATCTCCGGCTACCAGTTCCAAGGCTACCGTGGGTTTGCATTCGGCATAGACCAGCAGCCTCTCCGCGCCACTGGATTTGACGGTCAGGGCAACCTCGTTTTGGTTAACCCGATCATCTCGACGGCAGTCACAAACGGCTTTGCACAGCGTCGCAACCCTGACTGGGTTTCTGCGCCTTACGAAGTGGGTTTTGTTATTGCGGGTGAATCGTTCAAACGCCTTGTGCCAGAGAACTATGTGGGTGAAGGCACATTCAAGTTTGCCCCGCAACTTGCAATGGGTGAATTAGAATGGACGTACTTCCGTGACAATGATTGCAACTTGTACGGTGATTTTGGTCAGCACATTTACCAAATTAGCCGTGCAATTCAGCCGATCCGTCCGCAGAACGTCATGCCGATTCTGTACAAGCGTTGCCCGTTCGATGGTGCTCCTTTGCCTTGCTCTACAGCAGCAACTGGACTTTAATCTTGGGGTGAGTTAATGAAGAGGGGGTTGGCCAGTATGGTCAGCCCCTTCTGATTAGCTCAAGCAAGGTTATGTCTAATCTCTCTACCGCAGAATTCCAGCAGTACGCTCTCACGTTGCTTCAGCAAATTGCTGGATCATCTGGAGTTGTGGATATTCACAGCAATCTTTCTACCGCAGTTTATCGGCAATATGTATTGTCTCTGCTCGAATACATTGCGACTCATGGCGGAGGTGGTGGCGGAACTGTAGGGGCTACAGGGCTTCAAGGGGCAACAGGATTGACAGGGCTAATTGGAGCCACCGGCGCAGGCTTGGCTGGAGCCACCGGCGTGACAGGTGCTACTGGTATGTCAGGCGCAACTGGTGTAGGTGTTTCGGGGGCAACTGGATTGCAGGGGGCTACAGGAACGGCTGGATCGGTTGGATCTACTGGGTTGGCCGGGGCAACTGGAACAGGCGTTGCGGGTAATGCGGGAGCTACAGGGTTGACTGGGGCTACAGGGGTAGGCACGGCTGGGAATACTGGTGCCACAGGCGTTGGTTCGACTGGCTTGCAAGGCGCAACTGGCGTTGCTGGAGGGGTTGGAGCAACGGGTCAGACTGGTGCTACGGGCATTGTTGGCAATGCCGGTGCTACAGGATTTCAAGGGGCGACAGGCATTGGAGCAACAGGTAATGCTGGAGCCACTGGAATCGGGGCTACAGGATTGCAGGGAGCGACTGGTGTTTCTGGAAGCATTGGGGCTACAGGTGCTCAAGGCGCAACTGGGGCCGGTGCAACTGGTGTGACCGGGTCTACTGGGTTGACTGGTGCAACTGGTGCAAACGGGCAATCCACGTCATTTTACAATTACCAAGCGGATACTTCTACTCAAACACTTCCTCCGCCTGGGCCTATCACAAACGGTCATATTCTGTGGAACAACTCTACGCAAAGTGCCGCAACTCAGATTGCTTTCTCGCACATTGACGGGAATGGCAATGACATCGACGTGTTTTTCTCTCTGTACAAAAATGGAGACACGTTTGTAATTCAGGATCAGAGTAATTCTAATAATTACCAAAAATGGCAGATCAATGGGACTCCCACAATCGGTGATAATTCCTACATCACGATTCCTGTAACACTTCAGGCATCTGGTGGCTCTGCTAATTTCAGCAACAACCAACAGGTTATTTGGGCAATTGTCACTTCTGGCCTTCAAGGCGCAACGGGCTTGACGGGGGCTACAGGTATTGGAGCTACTGGTGTGCAGGGAGCGACAGGATTACAAGGCGCAACAGGCACCGGGCTACAAGGGGCAACTGGACTCGGAGCTACTGGCGTGCAGGGTGCTACTGGGGTTGCTGGATCTACTGGCGTGCAAGGCTCAACAGGATTGCAGGGCAGTACTGGTGTTGGCTTGCAAGGTGCTACTGGGTTGACTGGTGCTACAGGCACGTCTGGCGCAATTGGAGCCACCGGCGTTGCTGGAAACGCAGGGGCAACTGGGTTGTCAGGAAGTACCGGCGCACAAGGGAATACGGGAGCCACTGGTATTGGAGCGACTGGTTTACAAGGTGCAACTGGGATCGGAGCAACTGGCACTCAAGGAGCAACTGGTGTTGGTGCCACGGGCTTGCAAGGTAGCACTGGAACACAAGGAGCCACAGGTGCTGGCGCAACGGGATACCAAGGCGCGACGGGTTTATCTGGCGCAACAGGAAGCGCAGGCAGTGTTGGTGCGACGGGTATTGGAACTGTTGGAGCAACTGGCAATGATGGTGGCGTTGGTGCGACTGGTCAGCAAGGCAGTACAGGGGTGCAGGGGGCAACTGGCGCGGGAGTATCACTTCCAGTTTCAATTGCAAATGGGGGAACTGCTGCAACTACCGCTGGTGATGCGCTAACGAATCTTGGACTTGGAGGAGTTCGCCTTATTGAGGCCACGCAGACAACAAATGTTGCGTCAACAATGAACACTGGCGTTACGCCAAATACGTTGACCGTTAATACTGCTGGGCCATTTTCAACAAACGATTCATACACTCCAGTGCTTGGAGATGTTGTGCTATTTACCAACCAAACTGGGCAGGCTGTGCAGAATGGCCCGTGGGTGGTTACGACTGTTGGCGCAACTGGAGTGCAGGCTGTATTTACTCGTCCCTCTTGGTTTTCTGGAACTGGAGTAAAGCCGTTTTCAGCATTTATTCGTTTTGGAACATCTCGTTATCACAATATTTACATCATTGTAAATCAGGCTGTTGGAGATATTTCTGTTGGATCTTCCGGCCTCGCCGCATATCCGACATCAATAAGGCAAGCAAATGCAAACCTCAGCGCAAATACGTTTGTAAATACACAGACATTTAGTGCTGGAAATCTAACAAGTCCTCCAGCCTCATTTCAAGCTGGAATTTTGATGACAACTCCAGCCGCACATCGCATTGAATGGGACAACACTGCTCAATACAATGTTGCTTTATTTTCGGCATCAGGCACATGGGCGATTGGCACAAATCAAACAGTCACGCTGACAACTGGAACGACTGCTGGATTAACGCCCGGAGCGGTTGTTGTTAGCGGTATTGCTCCAACAACACTGACTGTTGGCAGTGTTTTAAGCTCAACACAGTTTACGCTTGTTGGAACAACAACAAACGCAGGCAGTGCAACTGCGTTCACGATGGCGTCCCGCCGAACTGTTGCGTATGTTGATAGCGGTGTGCAGGGAGCTACCGGCTTACAGGGGGCGACAGGTTTAACAGGAAGTACTGGCGTTGGTGCTAGCGGAGTGCAGGGAGCCACTGGTTATCAAGGCGCAACAGGCGCGGGAACAGCAGGATCGCAAGGCGCAACAGGCTATCAGGGGGCTACCGGCGTTGGCACTGCGGGAAATGCAGGCGCAACAGGGATGCAAGGAGCTACAGGTGTTTCTGGTGGGATTGGCGCAACTGGGGCGCAGGGAGCAACAGGCATTGGGGCTACAGGTGCTCAAGGCGCAACTGGATTGTCTGGAAGTACTGGAGTAGGCACAATCGGCGCAACGGGAGCAACAGGCACAGGATTAACAGGAGCTACGGGTCTTGTTGGGGCAACCGGGATTGCTGGCAACGTAGGAGCCACAGGAACGGGCAGTATTGGTGCAACGGGCTATCAAGGTGCTACCGGCGCGGGCTTACAAGGAGCAACCGGCGTTGGTGCAACCGGGTTGACTGGAGCCACGGGCGTTTCTGGATCGCAAGGCGCGACAGGTGTGGCTGGCGGAATCGGAGCTACAGGCTATCAAGGTGCTACTGGAACAGGGTTAATTGGGTTGACAGGAGCTACCGGCGTAACCGGCGGTATTGGATCTACTGGATTAACGGGGTCAACTGGCGCAGGCGGCGTTGGAGCAACTGGTGCTACAGGTTCTGCCGGTGGTGTAGGGGCCACAGGAGCCACAGGAACAGGCACAGTGGGCGCAACTGGCTTAACCGGCGCGACTGGGATTGGCGCAACGGGGGTACAAGGGGCAACGGGTCTTCAAGGGTCGACTGGAGCAGGAGTTTCACTGCCAGTATCCATCTCTAATGGCGGCACCGGCCAGACGACACAACAAGCGGCACTTAACGCATTGGCTGGAGCGGTAACAGTCAACCAAGTACTCAAAGGCGATGGGACAAATGTGGCGTTGGCGGCATTGACTTCAGCAGATATCCCAACACTGCCAAAATCAAAACTGAGCGGCGTTGCAGCTTCTGGGGCAAATACAGACATTACGTCTATAGCGTTGACTACTGGGACAGTTTCTACAGCTCCATCAGGTTCAAACGACTTAGTCACAAAGTCTTACGCTGACTCAATTGGCTCAGGAATTAACTTTCACGATGCTGCCGATTACGCTACAACCGCAGCGTTGTCTGCTGCTTATACTTACGCCAACGGTACTTCTGGAGTTGGCGCAACGATCACAGCAAACGCAAACGGCACGCTTACCATTGACGGATACACATTGCTGTCTACGGACGTTGGCAAGCGGTTGCTGATCAAAAACGAAACGGGGGCGTATGTTAATAATACTACTCCGAGTGCAGCTTTTAATGGCGTTTACACGTTAACTACAGCGGGAACGGCATCTGTTCCTTATGTTTTAACGAGAGCGACCGATTACGACACAAGTGGGGCTGGAACAAACGAAATCAATCAAGGCGACTTTATCCTCGTTTTGAGCGGTTCTACGCTCTCCAACACAGCTTGGGTGCAACAGACAAGAATTCCGATAACAATTGGCACGACAAGTCTTTCGTTCACGCAATTTGCTAGCTCGGCTGGCGGAGTAACATCATTTGTCACAACCTTGTCGGGATTAACTCCATCAGGAACTCCTGCGACTAGTGCTGTTACCCTTGCTGGGACGCTTGGCATTGCTAGCGGCGGAACTGGGGCGTCAACAGCAGCGGCTGCGCTTACAGCTCTTGGAGCAGCTTCTTTAGGAGCTAATACGTTTACCGGGGCGCAGACATTTAAGACGTTTTCGGAAACGGGCACTACACCAGCAATTTCAAGCAATGTTGTAACAATTGACCTTTCTACAGGGTCAGACTTTACGGTTACACTTAACGCTAACGTGACATCCTTCACAATTAGCAATCCAGCGTCAGGCGTTTCAAACTTTGTGCTTGAGTTGTTGCAAGATTCAACTGGCAATCGGACTGTTGCGTGGACGTTTACAGGTAAAACATTAAAGTGGGCCGGTGGAGTTGCTCCAACTCAAACGCTGACAGCATCTAAATCAGATGTTTACACGTTCCGAACCCGGGACGGTGGTGCAACATGGTATGGGTTTGTTGGAGGCCAAAACTACTAATATGTTAGGTGTTGTACGAACAGTTTGTTTGGGGGCAAGCCTGCCTTGGTACGCAGACACGTCTGGAACCAACAAAAGAATTGCATCCAACGGCTCTGTAAAGCAATCCAATGATGGAAGCGGTATAATTTCCGCTCTATTCGATGGAACTGCTTCTTACGTTCTGACTTCAAGTAGTATTGCGCTTGGGACAACATTCACTATTGAAATGTTTGTGTTCAAAAGTGACAATACATCTACACTTTTTTGTTTGCTTGCCCAAGCTTCTGGAGGGTTTCAGCTTACCCATGCGTCCACTACTATTACATATGCTCAAGGGGGCGTTGCAAATATAGCAACTGGAACAGCTACTTTATACAATGCTTGGCATCATGTAGCTGTTGTAAGAAATGGAACAAATGCACGTGTTTATGTTGATGGAATATCTGTAATAAACATTACAGATAGTACAAACTTTGGATCTAGCCCAATCAATACAGGTTCAGCTCCGTGGGCTCCGCAGTATTTCAAAGGCAAAATAACAGGTGTTCGTGTCACCAACACAGCGGTGTACACAACGAACTTTGCTCCGCCATCAACACTGCCAACAGCAGTGTCTGGGACTCAGTTGTTGTTGAATTTTGGGGCTTCTGCTGCGCCTGCTTTGCCTTGGTATTTAGACGCTTCAGCTAACCACTTTATGACACTTGCTGGGAATGTGTCTCAAAGTAATGATGGAGGTGGAGTTGTATCAGCACTGTTTGACGGAACAGCTAACAATTACATTGTTTCAGACAATTTAACTTTAGGAACTACATTCACTATTGAGTTTTTTGCACTAAAAACAACATTAGATAGCTATGGAACTGTTGTTGATTTTATTGCTCAAGCATCTGGAGGAATTCAGATAAATTATGTTTCTGGATCACTTTACTACTCTCAAGGTGGAATTACAAATATAGCCTCCGCTGCTGTTACACTGTATAATGCTTGGCATCACATAGCTTGCGTTAGAAATGGAACAAATGTTAAAGTTTATGTTGATGGGACTTCAATTATTAACGTAACAAACAGCACAAACTTTGGAACTAGTGGAGTTAATATAGGTGCGGCCCCAGCTTTTGGTCAGTGGTATCAAGGCAAAATTACTGGAGTGCGAATTACCAACACTGCGGTGTATACAAGTAACTTCACGAAACCAACAACGCTTCCTACAAATATAGCTGGAACTCAGTTGTTGTTGAACTTTGGAGCGACCTCAGCCCCTGCTTAATATGGAACAGCTTGCTATAGAAACAGCCAAGTCTCAAGGGCCAGCCTTTGTGATGTTTTGTGTGGCAATCTGGTTCCTGCACAACATGAACAAAGGGCTGCTTACTAAGCTCAACGAAGAGCGTAACGAGCACTTAAAGTCGCTTGGCGTGCAAATTAACGACTTAAAGGAGGCAATCATTGAGTGCGAGCGAGACCGCAAGGAATTATGGTATAAAGTACTGGAAAGGAGTCAAGCATGAGCAAAAAGTTTCAAGATGCTCTGTTATTTGTTCTTGACCATGAGGTTGTGTTTGCCAAAGGCCATTACGGCGACTACAAGTACGTCATTCCTGAAAATGTAGATGGTGATCCCGGTGGACTCACGATGTGGGGAATTGACCAACGGTCTCATCCTACAGTTCAAATTGCTTCGTTGACGCTCAGTCAAGCTGCCGACATCTACGAAAAAGAATATTGGAATAAAGGCCGGTGTGAAGACATGCCACCGATGGTTGCCTTGGTTCATTTTGATGCTTGCGTTAACGCTGGCCTTCATCAAGCGGGCCTTTGGATGCAGCGAGCTGTTGGAGCAACGCCAGATGGTATTGTTGGGCCAGTCACAATAGAAAAGATGAACCAAGTCATCAGTAAGGATGGAGAAAAAGCTCTTGCTATTCGACTTGCTGAACAACGTGAGGCATTTTACAATGCGCTGGCAAAACAAAAGCCAGCAAACGAGAAGTTTCTTGCCGGATGGTTAAACCGAGTTTCTGACATCAAATCAAAAATTGACACATTATGCTAGACTACATCCTCGCCCGCCTCCAAGAAGACTCGTCCTACGCTGGCCTTTCTGGCTTGCTTGTTATGATTGGCATTCACGCGCCGGATGGTGCTGTCACAACGGTTTCTCACACACTTGCTGCTCTTGCTGCCTGCGCTGCGTTCTTCATCAAACAGCACAAGGCTGCAGTTGCCGCTAAAGAACCGGCTGCTGCGCCCGGAGTGCAAATTGCTCCCGTAATTCAAGCTCCCTTGCCAAATGCTGCCGCTTCTGTTATCCCTCCTCAAGCTCGCTGAGTCGTACTTGGGTATTAAGGCAGTCCGAGCTAAGTGGGAACTTGAGCGAGACATTGAAAACTACTGCGATGAAGTCCAAAACCAAATACTCGTTGCTAGGGCTGCTGGCGATGACGCTCGGGCTGACATCCTGCACCAACGTCTCCTCAGTTCCTCGGGGATCAGTGTTTCCGCCCAGCGGGATATTGAAGCTGTCCCCGGGGCAGACGTACACAGCAACGGGAAATGAGACATGGCATTCTGCGGCTCGGTACGCTGCGTGCGAGCAGGACGCTATTAATGCCGCTGCGGCTTTGAAACAAAAAGAAAACCGACCTTAATATGAGCTGCGATTGCAACGAAGGCCCATTTGGACAGAACTCCGCTTATTACTCTGCGTGCAGACCAGAAGTTCCGTACCCAAGCATTTCTGCGGAGTCTGTTCCAAGCTTGATATCAAACCTGACACACGCGTTGTATGGGACGGTTACGAAGAGTGTCACAAATGGCAAGGTAGTCTGGACTACTTGTGACCCTAACCAGTCCGCCACTGTCTTTGGCATTGCTCGAAACGATGGCGAAGGGCTGATGTGTTACTTCCTCCGAGCGTTGCAGGCTTCGAGCATTGTTGGTGCTACTGGACTGCAAGGAGCAACTGGTGTTGGGGCAACTGGTCTACAAGGCAGCACCGGCTATCAAGGAGCGACTGGGCCAAGCGGAGGGCCGGTTGGGGCAACGGGAGCAACCGGGATCGGATCACAAGGAGCAACAGGATACCAAGGCAGTACAGGTGCTGGGGTTCAAGGCGCAACGGGAATTGGCAGCACGGGATATCAGGGTAGTACTGGATATCAAGGCAGCACAGGCTTCGTAGGTAGCACTGGAGTTGGCTTGCAAGGAAGCACAGGCTATCAAGGGGCAAGCGGTTTGCAAGGAAGCACAGGCTATCAAGGGGCGACTGGCGTAACGCCATCAAACGGGGCTGGACTTGCAAAGGCGTGGGTTAATTTTAACGGCACAACATCACCCGGAACGATTAGATCATCGTATAATGTTTCTAGTGTCACAAAAACAGGGACTGGCGCATATACAGTAAATTTTACATCAGCAATGGCTGATGCAAATTATGCGTTTGATTTGGCAGCGGACTCAAATTCAGGAGCTGCATTGTTCTCTGTAAGCGTTGCTCCTTCTGGACAATCTTCATCAAATTTAAGTATTCTTACAAAATATGGAGGTTCAGGCACGGCAGGAGATTGCGCTATTGGATCAGTTGTAATCTTTGGGAATTAATTATGAGCTTTATTATTTACCCTCAAAAAGATGGGAAAATTGCAATTATTTTCCCAGCCGATCAAAATTCTTCACTTCAAGAAATTGCAGCAAAAGATGTTCCTGCTGGAATTCCATACAAAATTGTAAACGGATTGGATGTTGATGATGACTACTTTAATGCATACGAGTTCCATGCAGGTCTCGGTGCTGAAGTTAACATCGAGAAGGCAAAAGCGTTGCACCTTGATAAGTTTCGAGCTGCTCGCGCCTCAAAACTATCTGCGCTTGATGTGGCTTACTCTATTGCGGATGAAGCTGGAGATGTTGCAAAAAAAGCTGAAATTGCAGCACAAAAACAGGCGTTGCGAGATATTACAAAAGTGCAATTGCCGGATAATTTTTCTGATTTGAAATTAGTTTGGCCCAATATATTAAATTGATATTGAAATAATGATTCAAATACATTGCCTCGGACTTCCTCACACAATATCCAACGCTGATTATGTAGCGTGCGCTTTTACCCAAAAAGTGCGTAAGTTTTTGACCATGTTCAAGGGGCGCGGATACAAGACAATCCATTACGGTCACAAGGACTCTGTAACGGACGCTGATGAGCAGGTGACAGTCACTGACAACGAGACGCTAGAAACAGCTTACGGAGGGTACGATTGGAAAAAGGGGTTGTTTAAGCATTCGGCGGATGATCACGCACACAAAGTGTTCAACGAGAACGCTGGGCGGGAGCTTCATGCCAGAAAACAACGTGGGGACTTTGTTTTGTGCTTCTGGGGAGGTACTGCGCCAGCGGCTTTTGCTGGCAACAAAGACGGGGATTTGATCATCGTGGAGCCCGGCATTGGCTCTGGACATGCCTTTGCTCAGTTTCGGTGCTACGAGTCCTACCCGCTCAAAGCAGCCTTTGCTGGGACGCAGACAGTCTCGTATTGCAACCCAGAATGGTACGGGCGCGTCGTTCCAAACTATTTTGACCTTCGAGACTTTGAAGTGAAAAGCGAACGGGAGCCGTATGCTGTGGCATTGGGCCGTATTGGCCGAAATAAGGGGCTAGACATTGCCATTGAGGCTACATGGCGGGCTGGGGTTAAACTGGTTGTGGCTGGGCAAGGCAGCTCAAAGGATGTTGGATTTGATACATGGCCGGATCACGTTGAATACATTGGCTATGCAGACCTCGAAACCCGAAAACGGCTACTCGGTGAGGCGTTGTTCTCTTTTCTACTCTCAACGTATTGGGAGCCATTTGGTGGAACTGCTGTTGAGTCAATGTTGTCTGGATGCGTCCCGATTTGCTCGGATGCCGGTGCTATGACCGAATACATAGTGGATGGCGTTAATGGGTTTAGATGCAACACGATGGGCGACATCCTGCGGGCCATTAGCCTTGTTCCAACTATTAACCGGGACAGAATGGTTCGTTTTGCCCAAGACAATTTCTCCCTAGATGCAGTGCGGCCAAAGTTTGAGCGAGCATTCGCTGACTTCTCCGACGTAATGAATGGCAAAGGATGGTACGAGATCCATGACCGTCCTTTGACGAGCCTTGGATTAGACTACAAGGCGTTGTATGTATAAAAAGTCTGTTCTGTTCTTCACGGAAAACGGATGGGCGTTTGGTCAAATCCACAACGCTTTGATAAAACGGCTTTGGGAGCATGGAATATACGCCCACATACTTGATTGGCGGATAAACTACAGCCCCACCGAGGTTGAGTATCTAAAAAAGAAATTTGATCTCTTTTATACCAACCCTCCGCAAGTTCCGCACTTGCTGTTCACGTTTGGTGTTCCTGCTGAACGGGTTGTCACGGTAGCGCACGCCGAAGTAGACATATTCAAGCTGGTTCAGTCGCATTCGCCTCAGATGTTCAATGGCTTAAAGTCTTACGGGGTGATAAACTCGGACATGGTTGAGACAAGCAAGAAGTTTGGCGTTGAGCGGGTGCCAAGTGTTGCTTTGAACGGTATTGATTTCGACCATTTCTACTGCGAAATCTCGCCCAAACTGAAAACTGTAGGGTATGCGGGTGCCCTACACCACATCACTTCTGCCGGGACGGATTGCAAGCGTCGAAACTTAGTTGAACTGACCTTAAATGGACTACCGTTTGGACTCCATGGTCATTCGTTCATGCACCACTTGTGCATGGCTGGTTGGTATGCTGACATTGATGCACTTTTGATTCCATCTTCCTACGAGGCGTGCGGCCTGCCGATGATGGAGGCCGCTGCGGCTGGCAGAATGGTGTTGTGCTCAAATGGAGTGGGTTATTTTGATGGAAACTTTGGTGTAGCTTGCCGATTGCCGGAGAATGAATGGATTCAAGATGCCAAAGCGGCTCTTTTAGCGCACCAAGACCCAGCAATCTACCTAGAAACCTGCGAGCGATCTCAGCAGTACGCTAGAGACAATTTTGATTGGAGTAATAGAATAGAAAATTGGGTTAAACTGTTTGAATAGTATGCATTACGACTTTATAGAGATAGGAACGTCAGACTTTGATTCACTAGTAGAGTCTTGCAAGGACGACGCTGTGGGACTTTGTGTTGAGCCTGTAAAGGCGCACTTAGACAAGCTGCCGAGCAAGCCAAACGTCAAAAAGATTTGTGCTGCCATCTCTCTTCACAATATCCGAGGAAATTGCAATGTCTTCTTTGTACCATCTGATGTTATTGCTGATCATGGCTTGCCGGAGTGGCTTAAAGGCTGTAATTCAATTGGAAAACGGCATCCACAGCACCATGCGCTCGACATTGAGCACTTAGTGAAGTTTGAGACAGTGCAAGAGATGCCGATCTTTGATTTGCTGTCTCAAAACGATGTCACATCAATTGGTACACTGAAAATCGACACAGAAGGTGGAGACTGCCAGATTCTGATGTGGTTTTTTGTAAGCATCGTTAATAATCCAAGGCTCTCTCCATCACGGATTATCTTTGAGAAAAATTCGCTTACAAACGAAGACGATTTTACTGCGGTATTGCGCCTGTACAATGCAATTGGCTATACCGAGACCGGCAGGTACGGGGACAACGTGGAGCTTGAATTTGTGGCTTGAAACACTTGCTTGTGTGAAGAGTTGGTGTAATTTAGTTGCCTCCAACCAATTATTATGGCTACCGACAAAACAATGCCTCCGGGCGATCCCTCATCCATGACTCCATCCACGCCGCCTATGCCTTCAGGTGGCCCAGAACGCTCTGGTGGCGATGTGATGATCAGCCTTCCAAAGGCAAGCTTTGACATGATGCACCAGATTGTCATGCAGCTCGCTAGCGGGCTTGATCAGTTGGCAAAAGGCATCAACCAAGGGGCTGGAGCTGCTCCGATGGGCGGAGAAATGCCTGCTGAAGAAATGGGAGAACCTGCTGGCATGGGTGGTGAGCCTGCTGGTGGCAAAGGTTCTTCGCCCGAGGACGAAGAATTCCTCCGTAGTTTGATGGAAGAAGGGAACTCCAAAACTCGTTAACCCGTGTTTGTTTCCCAAATCATCGACGAAGTTCTTGAAATCCTTGGGACGACAGATAAGCCCAAGGCTTTTAGGAAGTTAACTCAGGCGGTTCAGGTGCTCATGCAGAGCGGGCACTACTTCCACACGAACGCCGAGGTCGATGTTTGCACTGGTTGGGATGGGCAGACCATCACGCTCCCAAGGGGCATAGAAGTCCCTTTGGGAGTTAACGTGGACGGATCTCCTACCTACTTTAGAGGCCGCCTGTTTCAGTATTCGGTCAACAAAGGCGGAATGTACAATCCCGTCAACTGGGCATGGGATGATCGAGGGATGGTTGCAACTCAGATGGACATTCGCCAACCTTCGCAGCTTGTGGCGATTGCAGAGCACGACGCCGATGCTGGCAAGATGCTGCGGGTGATTGGAACTGACGGCAATACTCGGGAATTGCGGTCGCAACTTGATGACGGTACGACTGTTGACGGCTTAATGGTCACTGTCCGGGCGCAATCAGACTTCCCATATGGTACAATTCAGCCAGATGGAGTGACAATTAACACTCGATCTGTTTCTGTTGATCCAATCACGACACTAGCGTCTAGCAGCCCTCACCAACTGTCGTCCGGGCAGTCTGTTGAATTGACCGCAAGCGGCACAATCCCAGCGGGCTTAGAAGATAAGCAGCACTACTACACTGGCGTAGTATCGGACACTGAGGTTGAGTTGTACGACACAGAGCTGGACGCCCAGTACGGCACAAACCCGTACAAAATGTCGTCAATTGTTGGGTCAACTGGGATCACGCTGCTTGACTCTCGGCCAACACAGCTTTCCACCGTCATTCAATTGTTGGATGGTGTTCCGCCAGTGTCAATTGACTCGCCAAACGAAGTTACTTTTGCGCAACGTGGTTCTGCGTTGTTGCCTGTGCCGCTTTTGGCCGACACTACTTACTTTGCGCAACAGATTGACTCTGGGTCAAATTCTGTCGTCAATTTGCAGGTTTACGCGTCTTTAAGGGATGCTCAAAACAAGACGAATCCGATTTATTTGTCTGGTTCGTCAAGCGACATAAATACATTCATCCGTAAGCCGTTTACGCCTCAAACCAAACTGGTTTTTTCGTCTGATCCGAATTACGTTTCTGGCGATATTGTTAAAGCTAACACGGCTGGCGGTACGCTGCCGCAGCCACTGATTAGTGGTCAGGACTATTATGTTCATGTTTTGGAAGGTGAAGACCTGCCTGCTATAACGCTCCACAGCAACTATTCCGAGTCGCTAACCGGGGCAAATCCAATTGCGTTGACGACTGCTGGCTCTGGGCAGAACAGCATAGCCAAGTTCCTCCCAGCAACAGCATCGCCCGGAACCCGAAACAACATCTCTGTTTCTGGTTTAACGCTGCCAGCGGCAAGCGGATCTGGGGCTGTGGTTACTGCTCGGGTATCAGGGCCGGTCACATCCATGACTGTAGTCACTGGAGGTGCTGGATATACAACGGCAACTTGCACGCTTTCAGACACGGGAGGATACAAATATGCCTCAGCTCCAAGTATTAATTTAATTGGCGGGACATACACAACTCCAGCGTCTTTGCAGGCAATTTTATCCACGGACGCTGCCACGGGGTTCAAGTATGTATCTGCCATCCAGATTAATAGTGGCGGTTCTGGGTATTCTGTCAGCAATTTGCCAAAGGTCGTCTTTTCTGGCGGATTAGGCACCGGGGGCTTTCATGCCAAGGCATCGTTGGTATTAAATGGCAGCGGAACGATCACGGATGTCGCCTTGTTGCCAAACGGGGCAAACGCATCAGCATCTTTGTCGGTAAACTCCATCACTGGAGCGGTAAATGGCATCAACATCACATCCTCCGGGCAAGGATATTTGTATCCTCCGAGAGTAGCTATATCTGCTCCACAGCAGGCTCTTCCGCAGTTGACTGTGACTAGTGCTGGGGTTCAAAGCGCAACTGTTACGGCTATAACAGTGAACGGGTTAAGCACCAACTTGCTGTCTGGCACGTTTACTAATGGTGCTTCACCCTCTGTTTCAACAGTTGCTTCTGGAATTGCACCGCTCATCACGGTTGGTGGCTACTCGGCGTCTGTTTCTCCAACAGCAAACGACACAATTGTTATCACTCCCCCGACTGGGGTGATCATAAATTCCATCACGATAACAACTGGCGGATCTACGCCTGCCATCACGTTCTCAAGTAGCCTTCCTAAGCAAGCAACCGCTTCTTCAACGGTTACAACATCGTTTGTTACTGAGTACGTTGTTGAAAATGGTGGATCAGGGTATTTGAATGTCCCGGCTGTAAACATCTCCGGCGGCGGAGGAACAGGGGCGAGCGCAACCGCAGTTCTCGACAAGAACGGGATAGGCAAAATTAATGTCCTTACGCAAGGATCGGGATATTCGTCATCTTTGACGGCACTGATCACCGACGGAGGTGGCGGGACAGGCACTGGAGCAACGGCTTTGGTGACGGTTTCAGCGGGCAAGATCACGGCAATCAACGTCACAAATTGCGGTTATGGTTACAGCAATCCGCAGATTGCGTTTTCTCCATCTGGAGGAGCAGGCGCAACATTCTCATTTGAGTACACCGGCGTTGTCACAAATGTAAACGTAGTGACAGAGGGGACTGGATATACATCAGCACCAGCGGTTTCTATACTTCCTTCAACAGGCGTTTTTGTTCAGTTCTCGTCCACCGGCACGCTGCCTTCGCCATTGATTCAAGGGCAGTCCTACCGAGCGGAGAATCCTTCGTCTGGAAACTCCTTTACAGTCAAAAACGCCGATTTTACAGACGTAAATGTCACATCGACAGGCAGTGGCACGTTGTATTTGGTTGTCTCAAGGACATTTGCAATAGGATTCACCAATTATTGGAACGGAGATTTTGCAAGTATTGGCACAAGCACGTTGCCGATTCGATTGCAGACAGATTACGAGTTTCCTATCACATCTCCAGCAGAAAACCCAGCAACGACCTATTACCTCAAGGCAATAACAAGCACAAGTGCAGGTATTTACACTGATTCTGGTGCAACAACATTACTTCAAGTTAAGGAGCTTGGAGTGGGGCAGGCTTATTACGCTTACGGGGCACGCAGTGCTGCAATAGTTGCAAACAACGAAATTGTCCCATCTTACCTGACATACTTGTCGTCAGGCATGAAAGTGAAGTTCTCGTCCACCACAGGCGTCTTGCCTGCGCCTTTAGATGGCAACACGACATACCTTCTTTCAATCACAAACGGGAAGGTTACTGTGACGCTGCAAAATGGCACGCCGGTGCAATTTACTAACCTTGGCGAAGGTTATTTGTTTCTGGATATTTCACGGCTCTTTTCTGTAGAGCCTTCAACTGCAATTGTAGCAACCAATTCACTATTCGGAACCGGCAACCAAGTCAGTGTTAGGGCCAGTTCTGGGGACTCGTTGCCAAGTCCGCTCTCAAGCTTGTCATTCTACTATTCAAGGTCAATTGGAGAGAGTTTGGTTGAGCTTTATGACACTAAAGCGCACGCAACTAACTTAGCCAGCACTACTGGTCGAGTGAGTTTTTCAACAACGGGAGACACAATCGACTCCGTGTTCTACGTTGACTCTATTCTTGAGCCAACATTGGTAAAACTGGTTCAGCATGTTGAGAAGCCGCTCACCATTGGCTATGTCTCGCTCTACGCATTTGACTATGGCAGGTCAAATGATTTGGCCTTAATTGGGCAATATCATCCTTCCGAAACAAACCCGAAATATCGCAGGATTCGCATTGGAAGGTCATGCGCTTGGGCTAGGATAATTTATCGAGTCAAATGCCCCGAAATCACAAGCGTCTACGATTATATCCCGCTAGAGAACGCTCGGGCAATCATCGCCGGGGTTCATGCCGTGGACTTGGAAGACAAAGACTTTTTGGAGCAGGCTCAAAAGTATTGGCAGTCTGCTGTTATGTACCTTCGTAGCGAAAATGAAGCAATGGACGGGCACGCCATGCAGCCACCGCAAATTAATAATATCACTTATGGCGACGGAACTGACTGCATAATGTTCTAGCATGAAAAGCCCAAACATCACTTCTGGGAGACTGAATAAAGTCTCTGCCGGGTGGATGCACGGGGTTAACTCCGTTCGCAACCCGTGGACGTTGCCGGATGACCAGTTCAAGTGGGGCCAAAACATCACTGTTCGAGGAGGTATTGCACAAACTCGCCCGGGGTTTGCCATGCGACTATCCCTTCCGAACGGAAACTTTCAAGGCGGGCTGCTTTTCAACGCCAACAAGCAATACCAAGCCAGTTCAACTTTTACAAACCTTGATGGGGTTGAGATTTCTCAAGTTGCCACTATTTGGACGCCAGAAGGCGGTCAGTCTGAAGAGTCAGAACTGCCGTACATGGTCTTTGCTGTTGATGGAAGGGTCTATTATTGTCCTTTTCCGTTGGTTCAACCCAAAAATTGGGAGGATTACTTGCTGTCTGGGATTTTGCTTGATCCAGATGTCGAGCGAGTAAATTTCGTCATTGCAACAAAGACTGCAAACATTTCGTCCGGGGGCGACTTTTCAATAACGCCAGCGCACAGAATCATTGTTGTTCAAGACGGTGTACGTCGAGCAGGATGGTGGGACGGGTCAGACAAGACTGGGGCGCAGTCGAAAGATATCCCTATAGGCTATTGGATGGCATTTTCTGGAAATAGACTGTGGGTTGCCTCTGGAAATATCATCTCAGCTTCCGACCTCGGAGACCCATTGTCATGGATTGAGCGCACTACCGGCACTGGGAGAGGCGACTTCAGCTTGCCTCGCCCGGTTACTGCCATGCAGGACTATGTGGGCCAGAACAATGACACTCGTTTGATTGCGTGGACAGATCGCTCTACTTACTCGCTGGCGTCTGGCATTTTGGACAGAACCCAGTGGACTACTACGGCAAACTTTCAAAACGTACTTTACCCAACTGTTGGGTGTATTGCTGGCAAAAGCATTGCATTCCAAGCTGGTCTGATGTGGTGGTATGCTCAAGGAGGACTTGTTTCTGCCGACGTTGCCGCTTCGTCTTACCTGTCTTCTCAGGTTCTTTATAAAGACGTCGAGATGGCTAAAGCCAAGCGGCTAATGTCGTCAGAGTTGTCTGGAATTTGCTCCGCTTCGTTTGAAAATTACCTGTTGTGCTCAATTCCTTATCTTGAGCCTATTAATTCGGCAACGATGGTATTGGACTACGCTGCTGCTGCTGAGTGGAATCAAGCTCGAAACCCGGCTTGGGCGGGTGTTTGGACTGGCATTCGTCCAATTGAATGGGCGTCCGGGGTCGTTAGCAGGACACCGAGAATCTTTGCTTTTTCGGTCGATTACGGACGCACAAATGACGGATCGCATGTACACTTGTGGGAGGCGTTCGTCCCCGAACGGTACGACACTTATCTGAATATCAATGCTGACGGCAGCACTACAAAGCTTGTAAATCGGATTTACTGCCAAATGGAGACCGCTTTGCTGGGTGACAGCATGGATCTCAAACAATTGGCGTACGCTGAGATTGATTGCTCTCAAATTGCTGGCACAGTTGATGTAAAGGTCAGCTACAGAGGCACAAAAGGCACATATCAGCCAATTTTAAGCACTCGAATTCTTGCAGCCACGGAAGACTACGAGTATCAGACTAGCTACGCATCCAACGAAATCGACAAGCTTGGCTTCCTGCAAACTCAGCACCGTCGATTGGTCACCGAATCTGTGCAGCCAAACACTGCCGAAAAGAGTTGCGAAAGCAGTTTACTTTTAAACGTAGACAAGGCTTTTTCTCTGCTTATTGAGTGGTGCGGTGGCTTAGGTGTTGAAGCTCTCAGAATGTACCAAGATCCATTTCAAGACCGCTCTACGGGCCGAGTCACGGTTGATGAGACTGAGTTTTGTGTACTCGGTGAAACTGGATCTACTGTTTTGGTGCAACTCCCGCCCGCGCCGCAGGAAAATCCAAATAGTCAAAAGATGGTTTGGACAGCCACCAAGACAGTTAGTGTTCAAGTTGGGCCTATTGCCGGGAGAAGCGGGAATGCTGTTGCCACGGCAACCGCAACCGCAACCTCATATATTTCACAGGCTGATGCTGACGCAATTGCAACAGCAAAAGCTACTTCAGAAGCACGCCTTGCAGCGCAACAATATCGTGCGTTGCATCCACCGATTGAATAACATGCCTTCAATCAAATCAGCAACAAAGACTGTTTCTGTTTTCCCGAACCAATTTGTTTCTCCATACGGGAATGACGGCATCATTCCGCTGTACTCTAGTATTCCGTTGAAGAGCGGGACGGGACAAGGGTGCGTTCCATGCGTTGTCTGTGGCAACTCAACAAAGCGGGCACAGGTGATTGCCTACGAAGCGAGTAAAAACATTTCACCTGTTGAAGAGACGGTTAATGTTCAATTATTCCCATCAATATGATAAATTCGATACATTACAGAAAAATGCAGGCCGGAACTCAGGAATTTGCTGATCTTCAAGAGTTTGCAGAGTCGTTCAACCATGTAATAGTTCCTCACCCAAACATTGTTGTGTACGCTAACTATAAAAACGGGCGTTTGTTTGGTTACATTGACCAAGTGTTTATTCCGACAGCATATCCGGCCTTTCATCCCGAGCACACAAAGCCTCGGGACGTTGTGCAAGTGATGAATGATTGGAAAACGCATTCTCAGCTATCTGGCAATCCCGGATACATCGCAGTTCCATCAAATAACAACAATGGAATTGGAAACTTTCCAGAAACCACAATGAACAAGCTTGGTTTGACTAGACTTAACCGAGAATTGTACTATCCTTCCTTCTAATTATGGGCGCATCCGTTGACCCTTCAGCTTTTGTCACTCGGCCAGATACATCTCTAGCTGCCGCGCAGCTCGGAATGCAGTCGGCTCTTGGTGCGCAGCAATTGGCGCAACAGAACCGAATGCTCGGTTATGCTGCCAACATGCCGCTGGAAAGTTGGACGCCAGATGTGTGGGGTCAAGACGGGATGGCTACTCAGGCAGGCCAAATTGCTGCTATCAACGCTTTCAAGTCTAAGCAGCTAGAGCAGCAGACTAATCCTCAAATGGCAGCTTTGCGTCAAAGCTTGCCGGGAATGATTCAGGAAGACTTGTCGCCAAACATGTGGCAAAAGCACATGGATCAGTGGGCGAAACACGCCGGGTTGGCTAAATACCTTGGATCTGGCACGGCAGACTCTACTGTTGGGAAGTCTGCACTGTACGATATGGGTGCGCTGGAAGGGCAAGCAATGCGTCGGGCAAACCTTGAACAGGCGCAAAGATATTTGAGTGCAAATCCGGCTCCAAATGCTAATATTGATGCTGGTTCTATTCTTGGGGCGCAGCAAGCTGCTCAGGCTCAAAATATGCAACAGAGAGCTGGCTTCCGAGATGCGCTAATGAATCGGACGCAAGGGGCAGCGCAATCTACGACAGACTGGATCAACCAAATGCTGTCGTCTACAAGCCAAGCGGCGGAAGCCAACAAAAAAGACTGGCAGAATTACCAACAAGCCATGCTCCAAGGGGCACAGCACAACGCCGACGCAACCAACGCACTGATTGGCGCAGGTATTGGGGCCGCAGGTTCGCTTGGTGGAGGATATTTAGCAGGACGTTAACCTTACTACGTTATGGGCGGACATTACTCAGCACCACCACCTCCAGACTATACTCCAATGATTTTGGAGATGGAAAAGATGCGTCAAGCGCAGTCAGGAGCAGCTCAAGACGCCGCAGATGCGCAGCGTCGAGCGATGATTGACGCTCAGAATAATGCGGCGCAGTTGGGTATGAATCAGTCGAATGCTCAAGCGCAGCAAAACTTGCTTCGAGCGCAGGAATATCAGAAAGCGCAAGACGCTGCCGCCGCTCAAGCTGCCGCTGCTCAAGCTGGCATGGCAGGATCAGCGATCACCGGTGGGCCAATTGACATGACTTCGCTTAACCAAGCAAAGCTGGCAAACCTAAGTGCCGCATCTTCCTATTTGCCGCAAACAGCAGCTAACTTGGCTGGGAGTAACATGGCACCAGTAAACCCTGCTATGCCAAAAGCTAAATACCAATTTCAGATGCCAAGCACAAATGACTTAACCTTTGGAGGTAAATAGTATGGGCGGAGTACAAAGAACAGTTTCTAAATGGATTCCAAACGAAATTAAAAAGGCTATTCCGAACGAAGTAGTTAAAGCGTTGCCAAAAGAAATTGCTCCATACTTGCCGCTTGGCCCAGTTTCGGCAAAAGCGTTTGATCAACAACAAGCTGAAGCTGCCGCTGCCGATGCTGCTGCCAAAGCCGCTGCTGATGCGCAAGCAAAACAACTGTACGACATTCAGCATCCAAACATTTTTGGGCAGACTACGCTGACTGCGACTCAAAATGCTCCTTTTACAACGACTGGTCAGGAGGTTGGCCCTGCTTCAACATCAGATGCCGCTCCTTCCGCTTTTGGTGCGCCTACGGCTTTAACTAAAGCAAAACCTAATGCACCTAATTACGTTAAGCCCGGTGGTGCAGGTGCGGCTCTGGCGCAACAAGCTCAAGATCAGAATGCTTTTAAGCTACCTAGTGTTTCGGGTTTAACTTTTGGAGGATCTTAGTATGGGCGGTAATAACGCAGTTCGTGAAAGCGTTCCAAATACAGGCTCAAATTGGGCTTCTAGCACGCCTATATTTAGCAGCCCTGATTATAAAAAAGAACAGCAATTTGGATTAGCGCATCCTGATGCCGATCCCCCTGCTAAAGGGCAAACGTATGATTCGTTTGTGAAAGCATACGGAGATGCTCATCCACAAAAAACAGAGCACACACAAGGGGTGCCCGCAGCTCCGCCACCTCAAGTTGCGCCTGTTAATCCAGAACCTGCGCCAACTCCATTGCCTGCAACATTTTCTACTCCGCAGTCTATGCAAAATGTTAAAGCGATTGGGACAACGCCACAACCGATGGCTAGCGCAATGGCTCAAACCAAATCGCCAACTCAAGCGACTCAAATGTCTCAAGGCATGCAGGCCGCTAAAGCAGCAAATCAGATGGCCGGAGTCAGCGACGCTAAACAGTTTTCTCTGCCTAACGTAGGTCAAATTACTTTCGGAGGCTCTTAATATGGCTCTTTTCTACGACACCGCAGGCATCCCGATTCAGATTGCCACGCCGAACATTAATTACGGTGCATTGGCAAATGTTCGCCCGTTGTCGTTTGGACAAGACCCGATTCAGATTGCGCCGCTTGCTCCTTGGCAAGTTCCAGAAGCAAAGCCCTACATAGCGCAAGGCATTACGCAGGCAGCTTCTGGTATTGGACAGGGGCTTGCTGCCGCAGGAAGGGCCAAGACAGAGCTTGAGCGGCAAAAGGCAATAGACGCCCGAGAATTGGCAAAGGAAACAGCCAGAAACGCCAGAGAGGACGCTATAGAGACTGCGCGTGCAAATTTAGAGAGAGAAAAGCTAAGGTCAGCCGAGACAATTGCTCGGATGAGAGCTGTCAAATCTAGTGTTGATGATAGGTCTAATGAGGTATTTGATGGAAACCCAGACCAATTAGCGTCTCAGCAGGCTGATTTGAAAGGGTCTATACTCCCTGACTCAGAAGATGAAGTTAATGCTCAAGACCAAAGGTTCACAAGAGATACTAAACAACCACCAAGTGGGCCTGTTGATATTGTAATAGAAAAACGTGAGACTTTAGTGCCGAGTGCTGAACAAAAACAATTATCTGACTTGCGATCTTCTGGGCTTCAAGCAAGGCCATTGAACATTGGATTGGCTGATGTTCAACCAGTTTCTGAATTTCAAACAAGGCCATTAGCTATTGGATCAGCTAATGTTTTGCCAAACATTTCCTCACATCTGCTTGCAACGCTGGATCGTCCAACCGCTGCTGTAAAGACTCTTATTTCTGTCCCTTCGGCTTCTGCTCCCGCGCCCGCCCCGGCTCCAGCCCCAGCCCAATCTCCCGCTAATACTGCGGTTGCCGCTGCGGTGCCTCCCACCATCCCTTTGCTTGATGAAGACAGCAACAAGCCTGCGGCTGGTGCCGCGCCAGCTACTGCAACTAAGACTGCTCTTCCAACTGGCGAAGTAGTGATTTCAACTTTCAAGCCAGACGCTAATTTTGGGTTTCAAAATAACACCATTCCTCTTTCTAAGACTGTTCTTTCAGGAGACGTAGATTTAACCAACAAGCCTGCGCTTGGAACAAATGACGCAAACCAAGACAGCTCTCTTGTGAAGGCTGTTAAAGACACTCCTGAATTGGGGAATCTTGAAGGCTTGCGCTCACCAAGCTCTAAAAAAACTTCCGCAACTGAAGTTCAAGAAGTAAATCCTAAAGACATAGTTCCTGCGTTTAGAAACAATAGTGATGCTGCGAGGTATGCTTTAGCTTTCAATAAAAAGTATTCAAACTCTAGAATACTAGCAAAAGTTGTAAGGCCGACTAAAGAAGTCCCCAATTGGACAATAAATTACGAAGACGTTGGCGAACAAAGAGCTGCTCATAGATCGTCTGAACAGGCAAAAGTAGAAGTACTGGAATTCAAGAGAGACGCAAAGGTTGGGAACATGGCTAAGAATTACGAGGCCCAACCTACTGCAAAGTTAATGTCTACCAGAGAAGACGCAATGAGGCGAATGCTGGTGGCCTATGAGAACAGGAAAAGAGCAGACAATTCCGTTAGCAAAGCCACCATTGACCAAGAGCTAAAGGAGCTGTTTGTGATGTTTGCTTCCGGAAAAGCTCCGACTGAGGCGCAGTTCTCGGAAATTTCTCACGCATTCCCCGGTTTGCCGAATTACTTGCAGAAGAAGATGGAATTCTGGAAAAGCGGAGCAACGCTTAATAATCAGCAGGTTGAAACCATCAAGAACCTGATGATTGAGACTTACAATAACTCTGCAAATCAAGTTAATAGCCAACTTAGCGATATTGAGAGCATTCTTAAAACGGAACATCCAAACATTAACCCAAAAAAGCTACCTGTTAAGTACCCTATTCTTGAAACTGAGGAGGAGCTAAAGGATGAGGCGTTAAAGCTAAAGGAAAAACTCAGCCGAGATCCAAGCTTTAAGCAAGAATACGACAACAAAATAGGCGAGCTAATTAAGAAAAGAGAGTTTTTCAAGATTCACGGCTTGCCTTCAAACCTTGGAGATATCACAAGACCTCCAAGAAAGCCGGGATTCCATTCCTACTTGTTCTCTGCAAGTCCTGACTTGTCAAACTTTCAGCCACCTTCTCAATAATTATGGCAGATGATGAATTTTGGAGTAGCCTTAAAAGAGATGTCTCTGGTTCCGAACCGGCTCAAGTTGACGGCTCAAAACAGGATCATCAAAAGGGAAAAGATGATGATTTTTGGAATGAATTAAAGAAAGAAACTGGAAATACAGGGCTTTCTGTTCCATCGATCAGCGTCTCGTCTGAGGGTGAGGCGTATAAACCTGATACGGGCCTTGTGTCGTCAGGTAATTTAGGATCTGGCAAGTTTCTTCAATCAGACGTTCCCCAAGGCGGGAGATGGGCTGAGTATGGGAATGTGGTTGATCCCGCCAAAAGAAAAGATTTAGCGCAGGAGCTGTCTCAATATCGAGACCCAAAGCTGCTTGAAGAGATTCAGCGTGAAGTGCCGTGGTACAAGATGTCAGACAGTCCCGAGCAGGTTGGCGCACTGTTTACGCATGAATGGAATAAGCCGTGGAGCGAAAGGGGCGCAGAGCTGGCGCAGGGGATTGCGAGCGGTCTATCTCACTTTGTTGGTGGCACCATTCCAGACATTGCCGTAGGGGGATTTAATCTTGCAAAAGATATCACCGGCCTTGGACAAAAGTCTGTCACTGGTGAAACAGACGCCTCCATTCGAGCTTCCCGAATCCTTGGCGATGCTGCCATGCGAGCCGCTGAAAGCTTGTACACGCCAGCGCACGAGATGGCTGAGGGCGGACACTATGCGGTAGACCGGGCTCGTTATGCAATGGCCCCTCTTGAGGAAAAGCAAAAGGAGCTAGAGAACGCCAAGGAGAACTTTCGCAAGCGGCTCGATGCAAAGCACGCCGAACACTTGTTCAACGAAAAGAATCCTGCGGTGCTGGCCCGTTGGATTGATCGGTTTTCCAACGCAAGGGTGGACTGGAGAGCAATGGCTAACCCGTATGGGTCTGCCTTCTCTCCACCACTGTCTGACAAGGATCGGGCAGACATAGAGTCGCCGGTTGTAAAGCAGGTTTCCTCAGACATCATTCAGCAGTTCCTTCCAAGCCCTGAATCAGTTGCCAAAGAGAATGGCACAACAGTAGAGCAAGGCAGACAAGCCATCAAAGAGCAGTCGATGATGATGGCCGATGGAGCTATTCAAGGCGCACTTGAAGGTGCAAATCGTCTCGCTGAAGACCCAAAACAAGTGGGATTTGTGGAGATGGTTACCCCGCTAAATTCTTTTGGAGTTGCCGGTGCTGCGCTTTCAGAATTAACCGGCGCAGCTAGGCTCGGAGTCCAAGCTGCTCGCAGGTTTGGCAAGTCTGCTGAAGAGATCAATGCAATAGAGAGTGCGGCTGCGGCTGACGTTGCTGCGGCTGCTAGGGATCGTGCAAAGGCATCCATGCTTCCCGGGCCGGTTGAGCAAGGATTGCGCTCAATGGGGCGGGGTATTGAGTTTGCTGGCAACAAGCTGGAAGGAGCTTTAGAAAACATCCCGACGCCAATGAAGGTTGCTGGGTTGGCAGGGGGCGGAGCATTAGCTGGGGCTTTGACGAGTGATGATCCGATTTCTGGAGCATACAGAGGCGCAGGTCTGGGCCTTGGCGCGTATCTTGGAGGTAAAGCAGCCAACGCACTAAAGCTGGGGTCTGCAATTGCTGCCACGCCAAGAATAGGAGCGGACTTACTTGAAGCGGGCCGATTAGCCACCGGCAATATGGGGAGGTTTGCTACTGCTGAGTCAATGACGGCAGCGTCAGACGCAACCAAGAACCTTATTCGAGCTGCTTCGCTTGGAGCTGGTGGTAAGGCCCTTGATTGGGTTGGCAAGAATGCACTAGTGGCACTCAAACATAACGTGGACATGGCCCCGCTGATGCTGGCGTTAGGCGTTTATAACCAAGACGACGCTCAGCAGTTTGGCAACATGATGGTCGAAGGGGCTGGTTGGGGGCTGGTTCACGGGCAAATCTTGGGACAACTGCGAGGCCAAGATCACGTTGCAAATGAGATGAATAGGCGTTATGACGCCCAACATGCAGACCGAGTGTTGTTGGCTTCCAGCCCGGAGCATCGAGCCAATGTTGACCGGTTGAATTGGGACAAAGTGGTCGAAAGCTCTGCAAACCAAGTGGCAGCAGCAAAGGGAGAGTACGATAGGCTTGTCTCTCAGACACCAGACGCTCCAGAGACAGCAGCGGCATTGAACCGGCTGAAGTTCCTTGAAGACACGCACCTCAAGAATCTGACGGCTACTCCTCAGACTCGACAAGCTTTCCATGAAGGTGTTAAACAAGCTTTCGGCAAAGCCGACATGCTCATCAACGGGGCGTTGAGCCCCAACAAAAACATCAACATTGAGCTGCTGTCTGGAGACCAGATTGTAGCCAAAATTATCGCTGCCAACCCAAACTACAATGGTCAAGGCGTGCCAATGACTCCAGAGCAGGCTGCTGGATACAAAGATAAGAAAGGCATGTTTTGGGAGGCTAAAGACTCTGAAGTTGGCAAAGCTGCGGTTGACCCATTCAAGGGCACGGCAATTGTCAATCTTGACAAGGTCATAGCAAACAACCGAATCACCGGGGATGCGCTTCCTAATGTAATCGCCCATGAAGCAGTGGGTCACGGGTTGTTTACGATGCGGGAGTACAGAGAGAAGATTGCGCCGGTGTGGCAACAGTTATTTGGCAGTGAGTACACTGATGCAAATGGCGTTGTGCGTCCGATAGTGCCCGGAGCATATTCTCGGGAAGATGTTGCAAAGATGTACTTTGATCGGTATGTCCACGGTGAGACTCCTGAGTCTAAAGCTGCAAACTTAGAAACTTTCTGCAAAGAAAACGGCACTTGGGACGTTGCCACAAACGCTCCTGACCTGAACAAGATTGTAGACTACATGCGCCAAGAGATATTGGCGGACGCGCACATGGGGAGTCTTTATGCTGACCCCAACTCGCCATTACAGAATGCTATTGATTGGGCTGCTAGCAAGGTTTCAAGCAATGTTCTAAAGTCAGCACTACAAAAGCTGTACGCAATTGCTGGGCCGGGTGCTTACGAGGCGTACACGGCTCCAACCAGCACAAAGGCTACATTTTCTCCAGAGGTGATGCGGCAAATCAAAGCCGTTGAGGCTGCGATGGAAAAGTACGAAGGCCACTTTGAAAACGCCGAGAAGAGCGACGCAATGAAACCGCCAATGGTTTCAAAAGCGGATGTGCTGAAGTCCAAGGAGTTGATGCACAAATATCACCGGGACACTGGAAAGTTCGAGACCAAGCCTGTCGCCATCGTCACCGACGCCGCGGGCAATGTAATCTCAACAACAGACATTCAGGCACCAGATGTCTTTGATGGTGAGTACGTTTACAACAAAGACGAAATTACTGGCGCAACAACGCCTACTAAAGTGTCTGGCTATGGCGACATCCCAGAGAGCATTAAAAACATCGCTGTGCCAACGGGAGGCAAACTCACTGTCGAGCGGGCGATTGTTTACGATGAGGGCACAGGTCAGCCAATTGAGCGGTCAAACCAAAAGACTCGTCAAATAAACGAGGAGCGCAACAAGCTCCTGCGGCAGGCTATTGATGGTGCCGGTGATCAGAATGACATTAACCGTTTCCGAGCGGTGCCCGGGGAAGGTGAAGACCGGCCATATAAAGGCAGGCTACTGCCGGAGCAGCGTGCGGCAATTGAGGCGTTGCCTGAAAGCGTTGTGCCTAGATCAATGAAGGACAAGGTGTTCAGAATTGCGGACGCAATTACCGGGAACGACGGGTCTGTCTACGACATGGACTATGCTGCTCGGTTAAATGATCGAGGTGGATACCAAGCTTTTTCGCCCGAGATGCGCAGGATGGTTCCTGTGTCGTTGAATCTTTCCAAGGATGGAAATTTTTACGTCGGTTCATGGTCTATCTCAGGGCTAAACCGAAAAATTGACCTGTGGCGACAACATTTGCCGTCGTACTTTTCTTTGTGGGGTGGTGATGTTAATGCTTTTAGAAACCAGTTCAGAACGGAGTTTCTGAACAATCTAAAACCAATACATCCAGACCAGTTTGGTAATCTTGGGCCTCGTCCGGGGCGTACTGGGCTAGACGCCGATCCTGCCATTGCCAAGCAAAAAGCTGACATTTTCCATGCCCTTCTTGGAGTCTCGCCAGAAAGCATCAATCCAGAGGTGCGGCAGCTTCCAAGGGAGAAGTTCAGCAGAAGGCAAAAGAAGCGAGCAAAGGGGTCAGATCCAGACACGATATTCCGTTCGTACCGGCTAGACTCAATGGCGTCGCTAGACGAGTCGCCTGCACCGTTCAAATACCCCATCCCGTATGGTTTGACTAAGGTAGCTTTCATGCCGGAAACAGCCAACATGGCAGAATCAGAGGAACGCAGTCCGCTTGGCCTTGACCCTGCCTTGCTTCGAGGCTTGTCAGTGTTGCGCAAACCTACTGAACAAGAAGAGTTGGGAATAAAGGGTTTGATTTCTGTTCCAACTCAAGAAGAATTAGATGCAAGAAAAGCCAATCTGCCTAAATACAAAACAAGGCTTATTGAAGAAGGTGATTCAGCTTACATTGATATTTACGCAGAAGGATCTGATTTACAAAATCCAGCAGCTTCAGTTGAATTATCTAGAGATAAATCTAATCCAGAAGTGTTGAAAGTTGAATTTGTAGGGACTAACAAAGGGTTTAAAGGCAAGGGATACGGTGAGGCAGTATATAGAGAGGCGGCGAAGTACGCTCAAAGAATTGGTGCCACACAATTATTTGGGGAACCAGTTTCAGAATCGGCAGCGTCAAGAAGAAGAAAGCTGTTTGAAACAAAACTTGGCCCTGAAGATTCCGACGACAAAGATTACTATACTTGGGCGTCTAGCGAGATTCCTAGCGGCGTTCGCTTCATGCCCGAGCAAGAGGAAGACCCAACAATGGTCGCTCCCGGCTTCTATAGCAAGGCTGGTCGAGTGCTGTTAGACAAGATGCCTAACCGAGCGTCTGCTGACCAGATTAAGGGCATTCTTGACCCACAGAAGGGCAGTGGTGTGAAGCCGGATGAGATGAAATGGAGCGGTATTATGCCGTTCATTGAGGCCACGCAGGCCGAGAAGGGCTTTGTCAGCAAGGATGACATTAAGCGGTTCTTGAAGGATAGCTACGCTGCAAAGTTTGAGACGCAGACAATGGGGCAATCAAGGTCGCTTGATGGACAATTTTATAGTGAGGATGAGCATTGGGGGGGCACTGCAAACTTTGATACTATTGCTGAAGCTGAAGAGGCAGCAATGGAGATGTTTGGTTTGAGTAAGGAAGAAGCGGAAGAGTTTGTGTCAGAAACAAACCAGATTGATGCTGATTACGGAGAAGATCAAACTCGATATTCCAAATATAAACTTTCCGGCGGCACAAATTACGAAGAGACCGTACTGCGGATGCCCGGAGTAGACTACACCTCTAGACACTTCCCTGACGTTGAAAACTATGTCGCCCATATGCGGACGGCAGATCACGGAACTGGTCGCCTGATTGAAGAGTTGCAATCCGATTTGCATCAGGCAGGCCGTGAAGAAGGGTACAAAGGAGAGTATGATGAAAATCGCAGGAATGAACTGCGAAACAAGCCAACTCCATTGACAGATGCTGAGATCGATGAGCTTGGAAACTTGAATGAAATGGCTCTAGGAAAAGGAGTTTCCGACGCTCCGTTCCGCAAAGATTGGCCTCTGCAACTTTTCAAGCACGCACTCCAGAAAGCCGTTGCTGACGGCAAGGAATGGATTGGATGGACTGGAGGCGAAGCGCAGGCTGAACGGTTTAACATAAGTAAACAAGTTAGTTCTGTTGAATACTTGCCAGCAACTCAAGTTCTTCGAGCGTTTGACCTTAATGGACACGAAGCATTTGAAGATGTTGTGCCTAAAGAAAATATAGCCGACTATGTTGGAAAAGAAGTCGCTGAAAAACTACTTGCTACAGAGCCATACACGACAGGATCTGGAAAACAGGTTCATGCATTAAGAGGTGTTGATCTCAAAGTTGGCGGCGAAGGGATGAAAGGCTTCTACGACAACATTCTTCCAAAAGAGATTAACAAGTACGTCAAACAATGGGGCGCAAAGGTAGAGCCGTCGAAAGTTGGCGGTGCTGGCATCTGGCGCATCGACATCACGCCCGAGATGCGGTCATCCGTAGAGAGTGGTCAGCCTCGCTTCATGCCGGAAACGCTCGACGCCGAGCACGCAGCGGCGCATGAGGCAGGGGATGAGGAGAAGGCGCGTGAGATGGTGCGGAAGGCAGCGGAAGCGGCTGGGTATAAATTTGGCCCAATGTATCATGCCTCGTATGTTGATTTTAATGAGTTTTTAAGTAAATCTGATCAAGCAGAGGCTGCTGGAGAGATTTACGAAGAACCAGAAGGCGGCGATGCTGGAAACCTTGGCACTGGATTTTATTTTACGCCGGACAAGGCATATGCAAAGAGATTTGGAACGCCTAGAGAGTTTTACTTAAAGTCTGAAAAAGTCATTAACGCTTCTGATCCTGAAATTCAAAAACGTCTTAATGAAATATATGAAGAGTTATTAAACGAGCGAGGCGGAGCGACAAATGGAGAAGTATATGATGAGCTAATGTCTGAAATGAAAGCGGATGGCGTCCTTGCAGAAGGAGCTGGAGGCTTGTCGTACGGCGCATCAGAAATGCTAATACGCCAATCCCATCAAGCTAAATCCGCCAACCCCTTCACCTACGACGACGCAGGTAAACTGATCCCGCTATCCGAGCGGTTTAACCCGGCTACCGGTGATATTCGGTTCATGCCGGAGCAGGAAGAGCGTGATGAATGGACTCGTTCAATTGACTTAGCCAAAGAGACGGCAGACAAAGAACTAGAACGCTTGCGCGGGGATCGGTTGAATATTTCTCAAGCAAAGTTTGAGCACAATCCCTCGGATGATCCAGAGCTTGGAGACACTTGGAGCTTTGTCCCTCCAAAAGACAAGTACTTTGACAATCCATCAATGTATAATGTGTATGAGTCTGATGGGAAATACTACGTCGGCGAAGGCTATGGCGGCGGATTTGACACGCTTGAAGAAGCCAAAGACGATGCCATGCAACGAGCAATGGGCGAATCGTGGAAGGGAAGCAAATCGACGTTTGGATCTGACGCTGACTCTCAGAAAGCTGTCAGCGAAATCTTCAGCGCATTCCCAAAACAAATTGGCGATGTAACAAGTGATGGTTGGTTTTCAACCAAATGGGGGAGCTGGTATTTGGAAGGACGCATTCCAACAGGCGAGGATGACTACGAAACCTTCAAATTGTCCATCCGTGATCATCCTGTAAGTGATCGGTTCCAAAGACCAGACAAGTCGTTTTACGTCTCAAAAGACTGGACTCCAGATGAAACTGCTAACGCACTGAAAAAAGCGGCAGACTGGATTGCTAATGAGGCCACGTTTGCCGAACCAGAAGGCAACAACGCTACTGCCGAGACCAAAGCCACCACAGAAGGCGCATTGTCTGGCGTGCGGTTTATGCCGCTTGGCGACGAAGCTCAGGCTGCGCTGTCTCCTGAAGAAATGCAGCGGTATTCTGCTTTTAAAAAAACAAAACCTTCAATTAAGTCAAATACTCTTAAACTCCCAATTAAAAAAACCGAAAACCTTCCAGACTTTGAAAGCACGGTAATCAAAGATAAGCAGCCAATTGTGTCATTTAATTGGGACAAGCCATCCAATGTTGAGTTTGAGCTTGAAGATGGCAGAAAAATGTCATTTTCATTTGATCCCGCTTACCTCTTAAAGCCAGAATTCAAAGATGTCTTACAAGAGCTAAAAGGCCAGCCAGTGATATTGTTAGAGGCTGACAGGCAGAGAGCCACTGGCGGCGACATGGGTGGGCCTCTGCATCCATTTTTGCTCTCCAATCAGGTGACAGTTACCGGGCCAGACGGCAAGGAATATAAGGCGGTGTGGGCCAATATGACTTCTGGATTTGTTTCTGGAACCAAGAACAGAATGCAGGAGCATGGAGCCAAGCATGCCTTGGTACATTTAATGGATTCAATCGCCCATAAATCCAACAAACGCACCGCTAGAACCATCGACAAGATGATGCGGGAATCAGACTTAAAGCCGATTGAAAAAGAAATGATCGCACTGGCAATGCAAGCTGGTATTATTGCTAACGAAAAAGCTGCAATTACTGCTTCAGTAACAGCCGCAAAGCGGGATATTAATAAATATCAAGAAGATAAAGATAAGGTTCAAGAATTGAATGAAAAAATTAAACTGCTTTTATCTGAAAGAGAAGCATTAACTCCAAGCGATGAAGAGCAAGAAATTTACAACTCAATTTCAAAAATTAAAACAGCACAAACTAGAGTAAATTCAGGATTTAGCAAACAGGACATCATTGATCGAGCTATTGAAAATTATAAAAAGTTAAGAGGCAGTCCAGTTCATAAATCTTTATTAAATAAAAACAAATCTTTATATATATCTGACAATATCGGCAAAACTTTTTCGCAAAGGGGTGCTGCAATTGAAAGTATTCTATCTTTAAAGTTTGAAAAATTTAATCCTAGAAAAGTTTTGAGCGAATCTGCCGATTTTTTAGATGGGGAAAATCTTGATATTGTTGCCGCTGTAGAGCTTTCACAAAACCCTGATATGTTTGCTCTATATTTTGGCAATGATCCGGCAGAAGAAGCAGCAATGTCTCCAGCAGAAAAGGTTGCCAGAGATCAAATGCGAGCAAATCCAAACTTTGTTGAGCATGAAGCCTACGATTGGGTAATGCTTGGGCCAAAAGGCGGGAACAATTTCTTGGTTTCCAACCCAATAAAACCAGAAGAAATCTTCAAAAATTACAGAACAGTACATGGCGGTGCCACTGTTGTAGATGGATCTCCTGAAACTGTTGCTGGCGCAATGCGTAAAAATGCTGGATTTAAGCTCGTTGTTGGCGAAGATGTGCAAGCGATGCCAAAAGCGTCAAAGCCCAAAAAACCAAAAAAAAACAAAAATAAATAAATGAGCTACTCAATACTTATCAAGCAAGCGGATAAAAACGAAAAAGACATAAATTTCTGGAAATCACTTGGGTACGAGCATGTTCAGCTCCCAGATAACCAATGCTTGATGGTTGCTGATGATGCCCCAGAAGATGTGATGAATGCGGCACTTGACGCAGGAAACGGGGACTTCGACGCATTCAAAACAGCCCTTGGAATAGAAGACTCAGCCGATGAAAACCCCTAAATTATCCGTAGCTAAAGGCGACAAACTTCCTGTTTCTCGTGGAGCTGGCTTGACTGCAAAGGGCCGCGCTAAAATCAACAAAGCCACAGGCAGCAACTTGAAGGCTCCCGCGCCTCATCCGAAAACAAAGGCAGACGCAGGCCGTAAGCGGTCATTCTGTGCTCGGATGTCTGGAATGCCGGGGCCGATGAAAGACGAGAAAGGTCGCCCAACTCGGAAAGCCGCAAGCCTCAAACGCTGGAATTGCAAATGAAAGACGGACTTTACAAGAACATTGATAAAAAACGTAAGCGCATTGCAGCCGGAAGCGGTGAGAAGATGCGTAAGCCGGGAACAAAAGGGGCACCTACAGCTAAGGCATTCAAGCAAGCCGCTAAAACGGCCAAACCTCCGAAAAAGAAATGAAAGATCCGAAAGATGTAGTTTGCCTTGTTGTGGACAACGGGCTGTTTTGCGAGCTAGCCATAAAACTGGCAAAGACTTACAAGAAAGTCTATTACTACGTCCCGTGGGAGTCTGCTTTCCCGCGCCTTAACCTAGCTCGCATTGGTCACGGCATTCCTGAGCTTGAGCTTGTAGACTCCATCTATGGCCCGCATTACGATGAGATAGACTTGTTCTGCTTCCCGGACATCTACTTTGGCTGGGAACAGGAGCACCTGATCAAAGACGGCAAGACTGTCTGGGGATCTCGCCTTGGCGAGTGCTTGGAACTTCAACGTGAAGGCATGAAGCAGATTCTGATGGAGCTAGGCATGCCGGTTGGCAAGTTCTGGCACATCAAAGGGATGGCTAACCTGCGGGACTTCTTAAAAGATCACCCGAACGTCTACGTTAAGACTGACCGCTATCGTGGAACATTTGAGACATTCCACTCCATCAATTACGACTTAGTAGAGCCAAAATTAGACGAGGTTGAATGGTCTCTGGGCCGGTTCAAAGACCTCATAGAATTTACGGTAGAAGCTGCTTTGGAAGATCGAGTTGAGTTTGGAACAGACGCTTGGACAATCGATGGCAAGTTTCCGTCAAAACTTATCTCTGGTCTCGAGATTAAAGATTGCGGGTTTGCCTCGGTTTTTAAGGATTACAAGTCCCTTCCTGAGCCTCTTACACGCTTCAACGACAAGATGGTGCCAGTGTTTGAGGCTTATGGTTACCGAGGCTTTTTCTCCACCGAGATCCGTATCGGAAAAGATCACGCGCCTTACATGATCGACTTCTGCGCACGCGCCCCTTCGCCACCTAACGAGCTTTATCAAGAGCAGTACAAGAACCTTGCAGAGTGCATTTGGGCTGGTGCAAATGGCGAAGTGATCGACCCAGAACCTGTTGCGAAGTACGGGGCCGAGATCATGTTGCATTCCAGCTTTGCCGACAAGAATTGGCAACCGTTGCAGTTCCCGGAAGAGATTCGGGACTTTGTCAAACTGCGGAACATCTACAAGGATGACCGGGGTTACTTTGTTGTCCCACAGTCCACCGGCCTGCCGGAGATCGGCGCGGTTGTTGGTCTCGGAGACACTTTGGAAGAAGCTTTTGATCATGCGCTTGAAAACGCCGAACTTGTTGAGGGGTATTACCTTGAAGGCAAGACCGGCGCAATTGAGCAGGTGAAGGAGCAAATTGAGAAAATGGATAAATTAGGACTGAGCGTATTCAATGAGGATTGAAATCAAAACTGTTGATCCCTCCGCCATGCGGTATCCCACCGCTGGCGACTGGGAATGGCTCCCAGACGGGGCTCTGATGTTGAAAGTGCCGGAGTATGGCGGGCGAGACACTTCTGTCCTGCTAGTGGCTTTGCACGAGATGGTGGAGGCATACCTGTGCAAGCGTGATGGCATCACCGACGAACAGGTCACCAAATTTGACACGGAGAACCCAAAGCTTGAGGAACCCGGAGACCATCCAGAGGCCCCGTATCACCGGCAACATGTCATCGCAATGGCGTTGGAGCGGGAGGCATCGATAGCCACCTCTACGGACTGGGAAACGCACGACAAATGGGTATTTGACGTTGGCAACGAGGTTGAGCGCATTGAACAGCGTGGGCAGCTTCAAAAAAGCCGCATTCTGATGGAAGGGGCTCGCTATTGGGCAGAGCTGCACCTTTACACCTTGCGGGCGCATTGGTTGCCTTTGCTAGATAATGCAAATTGGCTGGACTCATGGATTAATGGATTGCCGTTTGAAGGATGTCCATGCGAGGCGCATCTCCACGGATGGATCAAAGACAACCCGCCGGAGTACAAAGACTTTTTCGCTTGGGGTGTTCGCTTACACAACGCAGTCAACGAGCGCATTGGCAAGCCTACCATTGACGTTGCGGGGGCTCGGAAGTTGTGGGAAACTAGGACGTTCTGATATGGCATACATCCCGAAAAACTTCCCAGCCATTCCCATCCCGCCGTACCCGGGCGATGATGTGAACCCGCCATTTAAGGGGAATACTGGAATGGGAATGAAAGAACTTTCCGCATTGGTTATACTGCACGCACTGCTTTCTAACCCAAGGTATTACGATAATGTGGAACAAGCTGTCCCTGACGCATTCAACTTAGCTGAAGACTTTTACCAAGAGATTTTCCAATGAAATCGCCATCATCCTCCTCCGCCACACTCAAGTTCGCATCGCCCGAAATCAATGTTGGGATCGACGCTGCTAAAGGCAAGAAATCCAAAGCCATGCCTATGGCTACTCCTGCGGCAAAAATGCCAAAAGACAAGAAAATGATCATGCCAAAGACTAAAGGCGTGCCAGCAGCTATCTTTGACCCTAAGCCAACCAAGAAACGCATCCCAAAACGTAAAAAGTAATGAATTCAATCAGTGAAGCCGCTCTTAATGCTCTGAAGACCATTGACTTAACCAATGTGTCTGCCGATGAGCTCATAAACGACATGGTAGAACAGTCCCAGCAATTTGCCTATCGGCTCACGATTGCTGCGGAGCTGCTGAAAACCGTTCAACGCAAACAAGATGAAGGCAAAGAACCAATTCACCAGAACACACAAGCCGATTAAAGGGGCGGAACAGGCAGCGGCACCTCGTAGCCATGCGCATGCGAATGCCGCTTCTGAAACTGGCGGAAGCAAAGAATCCCGGCCACGCCGAACGGATCTGTTGCGTAGACACGCGCTTTCAACTCGAAAGGAAAATAACCCGTGAAACACAAGAATCCTCACCTTCAACGTCAGGTGCAAATCACTGAGGCGCAGCATGAACTGATGAACAGTCGCTTGCATCCCAAGACGAAGAAAAAGTTACATGGCAAAATTGGCGGGCTCAAAAAAGGTCTACCGACAAAGAACATGAAGTGATGCTTGAGTTTACTCGTCCTATTCCCGTCAAGACCGATATGGGTGACGGGATGGCAATATATGTCTCTGACTCAGGGACTTTTGCAAACGATGTGTGGGCTGTTGTGCTGAGTGACGGGCGCGTCCGGCACTTCCGCTCAGACCAGCTCCGCATGGAGAAAAATAGTACATTCAATATCGATCCAAATGTCGCAACCTATTGCATCTAATCAGTTTAGCCACGGGGCAGGCAAAGGGCCAGAGGAACGCCCAATCAACCGGGCTAAATTCAGGGCCAATTTTGACAAAATTCAGGGCCGAGGAAGCACTCACGGCACGCCGGTGAAGAAAAAAGGTGCTCGTACAACCTACAAATACTGAGGCATTTACAATGCTTCAGAAACTTTTCTAAAAAAATTTCTTCCATACACAAGCGGTTGTGCAATACTAGTTCTCGTCAGCAGCAATTCATCAATTTATGGCAACAAAGTCCTTCACTCTAAAAAACATCGTACATGGCATCACAGAAACCTTCATAGTATCATGTGATACTGTTAAGGTTGTAAGCAACGCCACGTTCGACCATCTGCCGAGCGTAGGCTACCTTAGCATTGCTCACGCACGGGAGCTCTGGAAAGAAATGACCCAGAATGGTTGGGTCAGAATCTAACTAACCCAGCAAGGGTTCAATCCCCTTGCATACATCAATAAAACTATGACTTCCCAACCCTCTCCCGAACGCCCTATCCCCTTTGCCATTGCACTCTTTGTGCTGGCAGCTCTCGACATCCGCTGGCTTTACCGGCTAGCTGAAACGCCATTTGAGTTCATGGCAATACTCGGCCTATTAGGCATTACATTCATCACAGCAGTAGAAACCCTTGCACGCATTGAGTAATATGATTCCACAGAAATGGGACGCCAAATTGGCAAAGCGCAACCTTGAGTCTGCGCCAAAAAAGGAGCAAAAATTTGTCAGACTGCTTGAAGCAGTATCCGGCAACTTCAGCGTCACAAGCACCTGCCGTTCGATTGCCAGAATCCACGGCCTCAAAAACAAAAAGAAGAGGGCCGTAGAGATCGCCGAATACCAACTCACAGAGGTAGCATTCAATCCTCTGGCAGAGTTCTGCAAATCCATCACAGACGCTTCTTGGCGTCCAATGACGAAAGAAGAGATTGCGTTGCAATTGGCGTCACAGAAGTTTCATTCCCTAAAAAAGGCGAGGATCACGCTCGAATGGGTTGCGCAGATCAATACGCTTCCTGAGCAGGAGCAAGCACACACTGCTTGCGTAATTTGGTGGGACATAATCGGAGACATCATGTCCGGGGAGCGGCAAGACTTCTCTTACTTTGACAAGTGGATCGTGGGATTCAAGCCCCATCAGATGCTTGCTTCAGAAGTCCTACGCAAAAACTTGGTTACATGCGGTTACCCTCCGCTGATTGCTGAACGCCGCATTGCAGAAGATGACGTTGAAGAGTTGGAGACCGAAGAAACAGAGGAAGAATAATGGACTTATCAAAATACAAAGCAGCAGTGACCGCTGGGCTTGAACGAGTACCAGCTACAGATGTAGCTCTAGCAAAAGCCCGTGGGCTATTCATGGGCTGGGTGGAGTCATTTGTCCCAGTTCTGGAAGCGCACGACGTTCTTGAGGTAGAGTCCGAATTCACATTCCCTCTTCTCAACCCAGAGACAGAAGCGCAGTCCCGGTCTTTTGTAGAGGCTGGAAAGATAGACGGTGTTCTGCGGCACAAAACCACCGGCGTGTTAAAAGTGTTGGAGCACAAGACGACCAGTGATTCGATTGACGCAGACTCAACTTACTGGGGTCGTCTTGCAATGGACACCCAGATCAGCAAGTACATCCTGTCGCTGCGGTCTCGAGGCATCGACGCCAACACTGTTGTGTACGACGTTGTGCGCAAACCGGCGTATAAGCTCGGCAACATCCCCCTGCTCGACGAAGACGGTAACAAAGTCGTGCTCGACGCAGCGGGAGAGCGAGTCCGTACGAAGGACGGCAAGAAGTGGAGACAAACCGCCGACGCAGACGCTGGGTACGTCCTACAGACCCGTCCAGAGACGCTGGAAGAGCTGTCATCCCGGACTCTGACCGAAATCAACGAAAAGCGGGATTCTTACTTCGCAGTGAAAGAAGTGGGCCGCAGTGACACTGACTTGTTGGAATACATGAACGATGCATGGGCGCAGTCTCAAATGTTGCTCTACTTCCGCAAGCGCAACCTATGGCCTCGCAATCCGGGGGCATGCGCACAGTACGGCACTTGCGAGTTCTATGACCTCTGCGCTGGCCGCGCCACGGTTGACAACATCCGTTTCGGCCCAGCCACAAAGCATGCGGAGTTGACGCTCGCCGAAGGAGACAAGCAGCTCCTTACCAATTCACGCTTAAGTGCTTTTCGCAAGTGCTCACGTTACCACTTTCTCCGTTACGAGCAGCCGACCCGCAGGCTCGGAGAAATCGATGAAGCCTTAGCTCTAGGCACAGGCTTCCACAACGCCGCAGAAGAGTTTCTGCGCCATTTCGTAGTTCAGTCCTAACATCAATACATATGAGTATCCTCGCAAAAATCAAACGGGGAGGCGAAAGCCTTCCGCCACGCATTTTGCTCTCCGGCCCGGAGGGCATAGGCAAATCGACATTCGGCGCATCCGCGCCGAGCCCTCTGTTCATTAGTCAGGAACAAGGATTGACCGGCCTTGACCATGTCGCCCGCATCACGCCAGAGTCCTACGCTGACGTTCTTGCCACTGTTGACGAACTGACTGCCAACGCTGGCGAGTTCAAAACGCTAGTAATTGACACCACAGACTGGCTCGAGCGTTCCATCCACGCTTTTGTCTGCAAGCGTGACGGTCAACAAAGCATTGAAGGCTATGGATTCGGCAAAGGCTACAAGGTTGCCGAGTTTGAGTTGTCTGCGCTGCTAACCAAGTTAGATACTCTCCGTGAGCGGCAGAAGTTTGGGATCATCCTCTTGTCACACGTTCAAATCAAAACCTTTACTCAGCCCGGTGGCGAGCAGTGGGACAGGTACGAGATGAAGGGCCACAAGGGGTTCACCGGCATACTGCGTGAATGGCCGGACGCCTGTTTGTTTGCCAGCTACGAAGTCTTCAAAACGAAGGCAAACGGCGGTAAGGCGGAGAAGACCATTGGAGGAGGTCGAATCATCCAAACCGCTTGGTCTCCGGGATGGGACGCCAAGAACCGGCTTGGGCTTCCTGAGACCCTTAATCTTTCCTACGAAGAGTTTGACGCCGCAGTGCAGGCAAACTCTCCGTCCAAACTGCGCGAGCAGTTCAAAGCTTTGCTGGCGACAGCAAAAATGTCAGCAGAAGACAAAGCTAAATGGGCAAAGACGCCCGTTGAAACTTTGCCTGCTGACCGAATCAAAGTTGGTATCCTTAAATTGCAGTCTCTTCAGTAATTATGGCTAAATACATCACGCAGCCCGGGCGTTACCGGGCAATCGTCGAGCGTCCCACAACGGGAGGCTGGCTATCGCAGACAGACAGCGGAGCGGAATTTGTCCGCATTCCATTGGTCATTCACGACTCCGGCGACCAAGACGGTTGCTCCATTGAGTGGCAGGGCTACATCTCCAGCGACAAAAGCATCACGCGCACCAGTCGCATGCTTTTGGAAGCGTTGAAGGCACCGGCAAACTGGTTTGACCTGCTGGCACAAGGAGATTGTTTCCTTGAAGGCAGAACTGTGCTCGTCACCGTTGAACAGAAAACCAAAGCCAACGCCAACGGGGGCCGGGAGCTGGTCTACACAAAGACTGGGAACCCCATCTTCGAGGCGACATGGCTCAACGATCCCGACGCCCGTCCTGCGGCTGGCGCACCGCTTGACCGAGCAAAGATGTCCGCACTTAGCCGGAAGCTTCAAGCGGTAGCAAAGAGTATTCAGGCAGAAGCTGGCGGCGCATCTGTTCCAGCGCAGCCTGCGGCTCGTCCTGCGGCACCGGCACGAACTGTGCGAGCGGATGATCCCATCGAACTGCAAGACGAAGACATCCCGTTCTAGTTGCAATAGGGGGGGAGCGCATCCTGCCAACGCTCAACTTTTTTATGATTTCATTTATATTGCCGCTGGAAGCGATGCCGGTGCAGGGCGGAGGCAAGCGTCTGTTTGTCTCAAAGACTGGGAAGCCGGTATTCTTTAAGAACAAGCGCACGCAGGCTTACCTTGATGCGATTCGAGCGTTAGCGCATCCCTACAAGCCCGCAGTCCCGTTGTCTGGCCCGCTGGACGTCGAGTTCCGTTTTGTAATGCGCCGCCCCGGGCGTTTGTCCCGCAAGTCAGATCCAGAGTTTAGACTATGGTCAACCGTTCGTCCCGACTGGGACAACCTCGTTAAAGGGACTCAGGATGCTCTTGCTGACTTCTGGGAGGACGACGCGCAGATCTGCCATGCCAGAGTATTGAAGCAATACGCTGCCAAGGGGGAAAAACCACACATTCAAGTGTCCATCTCTCAACTAGGGGAGGTGTTTATTTGAAAAAGGCACCGAAACCCAGGGCAACCAAGAACCCTAATGCTGTTGCACTCGGACGACTTGGAGGTGCCGCTGGGACTGGATCATCCAAAACGCGCCCTCGGGAGCACTATGTCCGGGCAAGCGAGAAAAGGTGGGCAAAAGCTCGAGGAGAACAGCAATGAACCATTACCCTCGCCACATTGGTGATTACCTGCGAGACACCGCTCATTTGAGCCTGCTTGAGCATGGCGTCTATGGCCGATTGCTGGATCTTTATTATCTCAACGATGGCCCGATCCCCGGCGATCTCGTTGGGTTATGCCGCAAGATTGGGGCGCGTTCTGGGGACGAAAAAGCAGCGGTTGAGGCAGTCGTAGCCGAGTTCTTTGCCATGTCTGATGCCGGTTTATTGACTCACAAACGCTGCGATCAGGTGCTGTCAAAGTACAAAATCTTTGGCGAACAGCAGCGGGAACGCGCATTGAAGCGATACAGCAAGCCTGCCGACGGCATGCCGGAATCTACCGTCGGCATGCCGACGGCAGCTCACAACCTGCCGACGGCAGTACAAACACTGCCGACGGCTACCGACGGCATGCCCACGCATGGCATGCCAACCATAAACCATAAACCAATAACCAATAACCATAAACCAACAGATAACCCCCCTACCCCCCGCAAGCGGGGGAAGCCAGCTACCGCTGGCGTCCCTGTTTCCGTTGACTGGTTTGAAGGTCTCTTGCCTGAGCTAGATGTTGAGCACTTTCGAGATCGATGGCTGGAATGGGTAGAGTACCGGCGACAGCTCAAGGAGCCGGTCAATCCGGCAACGCTACGGGCAGTGTTTCGAGTGATTGCCCGAATGGGACTTGAGACATTCATGGCCCAGAGCGAGAACGCAATGGCGAACGGTTGGGTAGGGTTCCAACACAAAATCAAAGGAGCAAACGATGACCACAGAAGTGAAAAACGCAGTCGAGAATTTACTGAAACCATTGCCGTTCCAGACCTTAACTTCTGAGGAAGTTGCTCAGAAGGAAGCCGAATACAACGCTAAACTATTGAGAGACAAAGGAGTAGAATACCTTGCAAAAGCCAACATCCCGCCCCGGCACCGCTCGACGCCATCGTCCGAACTCGTCGGGGACGGCTGGCTCCGCCTCACGCAACGCATTCGAGCCAAAATCGGCACCGGGTTCATTATTGCGCTGGTGGGCCGTAGAGGCACTGGAAAGACCCAGTCCGCTGTGGAGATAGCCAAAGACGTTGCAAAGGCCGGGAAGAGGCCATTGTACGCCACTGCGATGGGGTTTTTCTTAGACATCAAAGAGTCCTTTCGCAATGCAGGCGGAACTGAGCGTTCAGTCATTGAACAATACTGCCTCCCGTCGTACCTCATTTTGGACGAAATGCAGGAGCGCGGGGAGACTCCGTGGGAAGATCGGTTGCTGACTCATCTCATTGACCGGCGATATCAGCACGAGAAAGATACGTTGCTCATCTCCAACCAAACCAAAGAAAACTTTCTGCTTTCAATCGGTGAAAGCGTAGCAAGCAGAATCCTAGAAACCGGCGGCGTAGCAGTCTGCGATTGGCCATCTTACAGAACAAACAACTAACCATTATGGAATTAGAAATCGACATGCTAAAGCTTCAGCTCAAGGCATACAAAGACAAGTGCGATAGACTTTTAGCAGAATTTGAGTCCATCGATAAAAAGGCGGACGAAGCTGAAACGCATGAACCAAACGTGCTCATAGACAGCCTCATTGGCCCGGTAATCCCTAAGCCAGAATACGACAAGATGAGACTGCACTTTGCCAAATCTCGCGCCGCATTAACCGCTCAACTAGAATTCTTTAAGAAACGCTCAAATGATTAGCACCGGCTTCCCAAACGATAGTGACCCACAAAAATATCAGCCAACGTGGGAATGTTCTGAATGCCAAGGTCTTGTCGTTAAAACAGGCAAAAATGAGTCTGAATGTATTGACTGCGGCACGACATTTGAACAGGAGCCAGACCGCTAACATGCAAGACCCAATACAAAACTCCCCGGTAGGCAAGGAGATAGACCTGTGTGCCGAGTTAATCTGCGCAATCTTAAACGCTAGCGAATCAACCTACCTCTCAATGGAAGTCACTCCGCCGGAGGACTCAAACAAGCTACCCAACACAATCTTCAAAATTGTTGTTGAGCGAGTCTGTTCTTGCGAGCGGTGCGCCGAAAAGCGAGACGAAGATGAGCGTCTTAAAGCGTTGGACGATGAGGAGTTCGATCCGATCATTCATGTAGATTGAAAAAAAACTTAGAAAGTTAATTGACTGGGAGTGCGCTATACTTTTAGCTCACTCCCGTCAGTCAACTCATCAACAAATCTATGTTCACGTTATTAACCTACAGAGTAGAGGCAGACTATCGTCCCGGGTTGTTTGCAAACATCAAAGCCGAGTCCTATTGGGACGCTTTGGTTGCCGCTAGCCAGCTCTGGGACATTCCTGTTAGCAAGCTCACCGCCAGCATTGAGTACGTTCTGTGAAGCGGTACAGAGTCCTCAGTCGCAATGCCATCATCTGCGACTGGGAGAAGAGAATTCTCAAGGAAGGGATTACTGTCCATGAGTTGGTCTGTAACCGCAGGGAATACATTCGTATCGGCCCTGCGGTGTTTGAAGTTAAAAAGACGCTATCAAGCCCTTGGATAGTGTCATGTGTGTTCAGGTATTACTGTATACACGTTATTAAACTCACAGAAGAGTTCGAGTGTTCTATTGAGCACAAGTCAGCATTTGTACCATATGAATGATAGTATAGGAAACCTAACGCTGGCAGTCGCCAGCAAGACACCGAAACATGACGAGATTGAAGTGCGATACCTGCCTTCAACCGCTCAACGACAAGACAGAGTCAAGCTGTCCTACAAAGCTAGAGGCAGGAGCGTTACCGTTCCGTACAGCACGGTAATAGGCAGCTTTGAACAGCAGGCTGTAGCATTGCTGCTGCAAAACGGAGTTTCGGTGGCATCCATGCACACACCGAACGAAGGCCCAACTCGGTTGTCGGTGCCGCAGGAAAATCGAGCGATATTGGCGACCTTTTTCAAAATCAAAACCAATTAAAATGTGGATACTACCAAAATCACTCATATCAGCCTTTGCACTGGATACGGAGGTATTGACATCGGACTCCGTCGAGTGCTCCCAAATCTGCGCACAGTCGCTTATTCGGAGATCGAAGCCTTCGCCTGCGAACTCCTACTTGCGAGAATGGAAGGCGGCCAAATTGATGCGGCTCCGATCTGGAGCGATCTCAAGTCCTTCCCTTGGACAGAGTTTTCTGGAAAAGTGGACATCTTGTCTGGCGGATATCCATGCCAGCCCTTTTCTAGCGCAGGGAAACGACTTGGAGCAGAAGACGAGCGGCACCTCTGGCCCTACATCGCAAGCGGAATTCGTATTCTCAAGCCCAGAGTCTGCTTCTTTGAAAATGTCGAAGGACACATCAGTCTTGGACTCCGAGAAGTCGTTGCAGAGTTGGAAAGCATTGGTTACGAAACGACGTTTGGAATATTCAGCGCGTCTGAATGCGGCGCAAGCCACCAGCGCAAACGAGTGTTTATCCTCGCCTTGGCCAACTCCATCTCAGCGGGATTACAAAGGTGCCTGCGCGAGCAGAGTGACGCCAGAGTGGTACAACAGCATGCTGGACGAAGCAGTGATTGTATTTGGCCCTCACGCTGGCCCTCACGCCCCGGTGAACCCCAGCACTACTGGGAGCCGCCCAGAGTCGTGGGCGACGCCTCAGACTGGAGATTACCGTTCAGCGGAGGGGAATCAAATCCGATGGAAAGATCCGAATCGGAGTCAGAATTTAAACGACCAGATGAAGACGCAGATAAGAGGGAAATTAAATGCACGCTGGGTGGAGACATTAATGGGCCTGCCAATCGGCTGGACTATGCCGAGTTGTGCGTTTCCAGTGACAATCGCACCGACGAATTGCGATTGCTCGGAAACGGAGTAGTGCCAGCAACCGCAGAAAAAGCATTTAGAACATTAATCAACCAACTCAACCAACCATGAACTTCGCAACACTCAACGGGCATCCTGTGTACTGCCCGCCATCCAGAAAAGGCAAACTATGAGCCACCCAGAGTTTGACTTTAACAAGCCAAGCAAGCCAACGCGCCCGGTTCTGGTACATGATCCTCACGCCAGAGCATCCGACCCAGAGACGAGCCAGCAGGCTGTAAAGGCCAGCAATTGGGGTCATGTAGCGCAAATAGTACTTGAGACCATCGAGTCGTTTGGGGCTGCGGGATGCACCTCTGCGGACGTTTTGAAAGCACTGCCTCACATTGGCTACGGCAGTGTCACGCCCATGTACAAGATTCTCCTCAAGAATAACGTGATACAAGACGCCGGAATCACCCGTTTAGCACCGTCAGGGCGTCAACAACGAGTAATGGTAGCAATGAAATACATATGAATACAGAACAAGCATTAGTAGAAGAGCTGGCAAGAGTCACCAAAGAACGAGACGAGGCTCGAGCTGAAGTACAACGTATCAAATCTCAAGGTGCAGGCTTTTATATTGCGCAGTCACGCCCTGAACCATCACGGCTGGAGATTGCAGCAATGTTATTAGCTGGGTGGTATGCCAGTCCACAAGAGGGAAGTCCATGTCCGCCATCATGGTGGATTTCAAAAGCAGACGCACTCATTTCAGCAGCAGAGGAGGCAGAATGACAGATCAAGAAATCAACCAACGCATCGCCAAATTCATCCAAGCCTATCAGCCAGACAACCGAGGCCCGCTCTACAAAACCCCAAATGGCTGGGTGCGAGACTGCCCGGACTATTGTAACGATCTCAACCTCATGCATGAAGCTGAACAACACATTCTAGACATGTCAGACGGCTACACATTCCTGTTATCCAAAACCAATTGCGTCACCACTTGGCACGCAACCGCCCGTCAACGCGCACAAGCATTCATTGAACTATTAGGCTAATGGTACTCAAACCCAAAGACCTTGAATACAAATTCAAGGAACGCAACAAGACCATAGAAGAATGCGAAGCCGAAATCGCAGCCGGTAAACTCCATCCAGCCGATGCAGAACAACTTTGCGACATCGAACGCTTCGCCCCTTACCCATTTGACATAGGCGATAACTGCTTCGTCTGCGGCGAAAAGCTAACCTTACCAGCCATCGTCTGGTGCGGTTGTCACCAAGATAACTCAACGCCACTCAATATCGGCATCCATCCAAACTGCGCACCACAGCTATTCCTTGGCCTAAAGGACGACTGGCATGAGTGGGATTTAACGCTAAACCCAAACGGCACAACCTACGACCAATCCAAGCCAAACCCATTCGACGGCAAACCCACTACCAAACGCTAACCGTTACATCATCAATCAGATCGCCCCGGACACCGCCACTCAGCGGGCCGGGGCTTTCTGCACGTTCCTTCCTACCCAGTCGCTTCCCTTGATTGGTTAGGTTGAGCCATCAAACTAGCCAGCACCAACGCCAAATCAAGCGCATTCCATCGCACCCATCACATCCAGCAAGCAACCATTCAACCAACCAATCATCCATCCAAACCGCTATACCGGCACTCCATCACACGGCATATAATGGCTGTCTGCAAATAAGGGTACTCAAAACCGTCAAGACAAATCAACAGCAAAAGCCAGAAATCGCTTCATTTTGACATCCAACCCTTCAACGCCGTATCCCATACGTTTGACCTAATGTATAATTATTGTACACTGGTGTTCAAAAGTGCTACACTGCCATAAAGGTTCATAAGAGGAGACGGCCTCACCCTTTTTGGCCTTGCTACTGTAAATGGCTGATTATGCCCCGCTTATCTAATCGATTACATGAACGCTTCTGCTGGCTGGTCGCTGAAGGACTAGACCGCAAGGCTGCTTACACCCAGTTGGCTCCACATGCTAACAACCCGGGACAAATCGGCTATCAGTTGTATAAGAAGGCTGAGATCAAAGCCCGGATCGCCGAGATCCAGACCGAGGTCAACTGCCGATCGCTGATGGCTATCGACAATAAGCGAGACATCCTTCGGCAGATGATCGAAGGCACTCTGCCTACAAAGGTTGTAAAAAAACCTGACGGCAAACTCGAGGCTACCTTTGACCGGCTTGGCGCATTAATGGCCGATGCCAAGCTTGCCGGTGAACTCAGCGACAACGTGTTGCCGGAGACCAGTAGCGACGTTAAGCTGACCTTCGAGGTATACCATCGCAACCATCCTGCTCCGCCCAAGGAATGGATGGAGGCGGTGATTGTCGCCCCTGAACCGGCTGAGTTGCCGTACAATTCTGCACCGTTAGATCAACCCGGCTTAGAGGATGTCCTGAAGCAACAGACAACGTGATTGCTGTAACGCACTCAACACAAGCAATTTATAGCGAGACAGCCAATAACTCAATACAACACTTGTCATATAGAATTCGTTTTGCTGATTATCAACCACTTACACAAACACACACAACACTATGGCTACCGAATTCGTTAAAGGACAAACCTACGGCAACTCAGCAACTCAGTACGGCCTGCGCCCCTACGACATACCAAATGATCAGGCTGCTGCTAGCGAACCGAGCCTGACATGGCTATGCTGCTCTGTAACAAAGACCTTTGTTGTCTTTAAGCAGCTCCAGCCTACTGGCAGCGGCGCAACCGCTAACCCCGGCATGCTGCTCGGAACCACTCAGCGATTGCGGATACGCCGGGACAGCACCGGCAAGTACGTCAGTCCTCTGGGCCGTAAGTACGGCATGGTCATCGTGCGCCCTTAATATGCACACCAGCTTCCTCTGGAGCGACTTTGTCACGCTGGCTTTGCTAGTAGGCTTTGCCATTGCAGTCATCACATGCTTTGACCAGCACCTGCTATGAGCGATAACCTGCTGGCAACACTCCCCCCGCCGGTGGCCCGGGCTATCCGCATTGCGACGGAGGCCCGGGCACTTGCGGACTCGAGTGAAGAGCGTGGACTGATCCGCTGCGCCGGATACATCGCCAAGGCAGCACTTCAGCACCGAGGCAAGCTGGACATCACCGAGGCAATGGCCGAACGGATCGTCCGCAGCTACGTCCAGCACCTGCTAGATGCCGACCTGTTCGAGCCTGCGGCCATCTTGCTCTGGGGGCCGGGAGCGTTCGACTGGCGTCCTGAGTCCTGCCGTCGGGTCTGGGAGGGGCTGATGGGCACAGACAAGCTGCTGGTGCAGGGAGCTGGCAGTATGGGTAAGTGTCTCGCATTAGGCACTCCTGTGATCATGGCTGATGGGTCTGTGCGAGCCGTTGAGACGGTGCAGGCGGGCGACAGCGTGATGGGGCCAGACAGTAAGCCTAGGCGGGTGCTACGGACTCACTCTGGCATGTCACCTATGTACAAGGTGACGCAGGACAGAGGCGATGCGTACACAGTGACGGACGACCACATCCTGACGCTGGTATGCTGCGCCGATAAGGTGAACGGAGACGGCAAGACGGTGTCTAGCGGCTACACAAGGGGCCGAGTGATAGATATGTCTGTGCAGGATTATCTAGCCTCCTCTGAGCAGTTCAAGGAGTACTACAAGGGACTGTTCGCTGGCGTTGAGTTTGAGCCACAAGAATGCCCGGTTGACCCGTATGTGTTTGGCTTGTGGCTGGGTGATGGGTCTGCCACTGGAGACGCATTAAATCTTACGACTAAGGATGAACCTATAGCGCAGGCTTGGACGGCATATTGGGAAGCTAATGGCTACACAGTGCGAGTGGCAACAAAGGCAGGCAACAAGGCATCAACCTATATCGTGCGGAAGCATACGCTGCAAACGATTATGGGCTTTGCATTGCAGGACAAGAGCAAGCAGGTGCCTGAGTGCTACAAGGTGAACAGTAAAGAGGTGCGGCTACAGGTGCTGGCAGGCTTCATTGACACTGATGGCTATGTGGCTGGGAGTGGCTACGGATTCACTCAGAAGAGCAAGGCCGTGACGGATGGGATTGCGTTTATTGCCCGGAGCCTTGGCCTTACGGCGACTGTAGCTAAGTGTCGCAAGCAGTGTGTGAACAATGGAGTGTGGGGTGACTACTATCGGGTGCATATAAGCGGTGACTGCACAGTTATTCCTTCTCGCATTAAGCCAGCTACAAAGCGAGGCAGGCGTGCGTGTCTGGGTCAGAAACTGACGATAGAGCCAGCAGGCGAGCAGGCGTACTATGGCTTCACGTTGGACGGGGATCACAGGTTCCTGCTTGGAGACTTCACTGTGACGCACAACAGCTACGGGGCAGCGGCATGGTTCTATTTGGACTGGTATCGTGACCCTGATTGGACATGTATCAAGGTTGTCTCGCTGACGGCTGCTCATGCTACTCGCAACATCTTCGCATCGATCAAGACGTTCCACCGCACTGCACTGGTACGCCCCGGTGGCATGGACGACGACCTCGCTACGAGCATCCAGAGCACGACAGACAGCAAGCAAGGCATCCATCTCGTCGCCATCCCCAAAGGCGAGTCAGGCCACGGGAGCCTGCGGGGCTTTCATCCCTCGCCACGATTCGGGCCAGCGCACGCTCGATGGGGCAAGGTCAGCCGGACTCACATCGTACTGGACGAAGCTGAAGAGGTGCCAGACGGCGTCTGGGCCGGTGTAATGAACTGTCTGACGGCAGCGGACTCCTCGACGCCCGGGCGCATCAAGGTCTTTGCAGCGTCGAACCCTCGTGACCGCACTAGCCAGTTTGGCCAGCGGTGCGAGCCGAGGTTTGGTTGGGGCAGCATAGACATGGAACTGGACAGGGACTGGACGAGTCGAGACGGCTGGCAGGTGATCCGGCTGGACGCAGCGGACTGTGAGAACGTGAAGGAACGCCGGGTGGTGTATCACGGGCTACAGACCTATGAAGGCTTTATGGCCTACGTCAGTAAGGGCAGGACTGCGGAGGCCAGCACGATGGCCCGAGGCTGGTTCCCCGAGGAAGGGATAGCCATGTCGATCATCACACCGGCAATGATGGACAACGCTCAGGGCATCGTGCGGTTCGTCGGGCCGGTGGTGCCGCTAGCGAGCTTTGACTTGGCATTGGAAGGCGTTGACCAAGTGCTCTGCTCCTACGGACGGTTTGGTCTGAGCGACGGTTGGACGGACAGAAGCGGGAAGTTCCACGAGTTCAAACGGCCACGGACAATGTTGCAGCTCGACAGTCAGATGCCGTTTCCAAAGGCGGCAACGCTGGAGCAGGCGAACGCCATCATTAAGTTTTGCAAGCAGATGAAGATTAGCCCGAGATGGCTGTGCGTGGATCGCACCGGCAATGGCGCGGGCATCCACGACGTTTTGTGTTCGACGTTTGGAGCGGATGTTATGGGGCTCAACTATAGCTGGGCTGCGACGGACACGCCGGTGATGGGAGACGACAGCCAGAAGGCTAACGAGCTATACAACGGGCTGGTGACAGAGTTGTTGTTTGCGCTGGGCAAGTACCTTGAGTTCGAGTGGCTCAAGATCAGCCCGGGCTTTCGGAACGACGATCTGGTTAAGCAAGCGATCAGTCGCAGGTACATGCAGAAGGGCAAGGGACTGGTGCGTGTGGAAAGCAAAAAAGACTACATCAAAAGGACACGGCTGGGGAGCCCTGATGCGCTGGATTCGTTATCAATGCTGGTGCATTTGATGCGGCAGCGGGGCGGTAATGTGGCTACGATGAGTGAGAAGAAGCCGGAACCCGTGGAAAAGGAGTTGGTCTCTTTGGTGGATTCAAGTACAACCTTTGTGGACTTTACGGAGTAAAAAAAATTTCGACCCTACGGGTGTATGAATCAGACATTAACCGCATCCAATAATGAG